GCGCCGCACGTACGCCCGCGGGTCGGCGAGGGGGCATCCGTGGTCCGCGAGCCCGTAGCGGTAGCGGCGCAGCGACGCCGCCCAGCTCCCGCACGAGCGCAGCCCCGCGCGCAGCGTCCCGGCGACGCAGCGGGCCTGCCCCTCGACGCTGGTGTCCAGCGCCCCCGCCCGGCGCACGTAGCACCCGCAGAGGATCGCCCCGCGGGTGCCGAGGCCGCTCTCCAGCGTGCACACGGCCAGCGCCAGGGAGACCGGGACGCGGGCCGCGACGGCGTGGCGCTCGATGGCATCAACGGCCCCCTGGTCAGGGAGACGCGACAGGCCGAGGGCGAGACGGAGGACAGCGGCGAGGATCACGGCCGCGGCGCTCCCTGCCAGCCCGCCGCCAGCAGCGCGCGGAAGGGCAAGTCACCGGGGTCGCCCGGGCCGCGGACGTGGTCGGGCACCACCTGGCAGTGACCGATGACCCCGGGCCACCGCTCGCCCTTGCCGCCGAGGGGCCGCCCGTCGCGCGAGCGCGCGGCCTCGGAGAGCAGCGGGCCGATGGGCACCGTGAGCGGCGCGTCGGCGCCGTCGACCATGACGCGCCGCGGGATATTCAGCGTGTCGGACGTCGCCGCGCAGACCGCGACGAGCGCGTCGAGCTGAACCTGCCAGAGGTCGGGCGAGTCGGGGTGCTGGACGAGCTCGATGCCCACGGTCCAGCCGTTGACGTGTCCAGCGTGCCAGCACATCCACGACCCGAGGTCGGCGCTCTGGATCACCGTCCCGTCGCTGTCGATCGTGAGGTGCCAGGACACCTCCCGCGCGGTGGTGCTCTGGTAGCGCGCCAGCGTCTCCGCGCGCGTCGAGGGACGGGCGCCCGGCCGGAGCTTCGCCCCCCGCTGGCCGCGGCTGGTGTGCAGGCAGATCGCCAGCACCTTCGCCGGGTCGCGGCGCTTGCCGTCGGTCACGGGTGGCGCGCGGCTGGGATCGTCGAGCCACGTCACGACCTCGGCGCCCGGGACGGCGACGCGCGCCCCGCCGATGACGAGGCCGGTCACTGCGGGACCGCCGTCGCCCGGTCGGCGTACGCCCCGGCCGCGATCGCGTCGGGCGCGTGCTCGTGCAGCCATGCCAGCGCCTCACGGGCGACGCTGTGAGGGGGCACCGCGCCGAGCTCGATGGGCGCCAGGATGCTCTCGACGACGGCACGCCCGAAGGCGCGGTCGCTGGCGTCGAGGTGGTAGAGCGCCGACCGCACCACCCCGGCCTCGTCGGGCGACGGGCGCACGCCGGTCACGAGGTAGCGCACCCAGAGGCCGACGCCGCCCGCCTCGGCCTCGCGCAGGGCGCGGAGCTCCGGGTGCAGGTAGTCCGCCGCGGTCTGGCCAGCGCCGAGGGCCACCACCTGCGACGCGTGAACGAGCTCGTGCGTGACCGTCGCGACGTAGGCGGCGGGGTCGACCATGGCCCGCGGCGTGAGGAGGATCGCCGTTCCCCAGGGCGACGGGACCGCGAGGCCCGCGACGCTCTCCGCGGCGCCCGAGACGAGGCCGCGAACGGTGGTGAGCACGGGGGCCGCGCCGGGAAGGAGCGACACCGCGCCCTCGAGCGTGGCGAGCCAGGGGCGCGCGTCGTCGGGGTCGACGATCACGGCGCGGCGGGTGGCGGCGAGGTGCGCGGCGAGCGCGCGGGCGGTGTCGAAGGTGATCATCGCGCGCACCCCGCGACGCCAGCGCGCACCTGGCACGACTGCCCCGGCGAGACGCCGCAGGCCTCGTCGCCCACGAAGTGCCAGCGGCGCGACGGCGAGCACACCTGGGGGCGGTCCCCCTCGCAGCGCTGGGAGAGCGGTTCGCAGCCCGAGACGGGCGGGAGCTTGGGGCACGCGACGAGGGCCGCCGCGACGAGCACGACGAGCGCGCGCATCACGAGCGCACCCGATCGGCCAGGAGGTCGACCAGGGGGATCGCGCCCGCCCCGAGGGTCGCGACGAGGCTCGCGCCGCCCTCGTCGAGCAGCGACCCGCCGAGGGCGACGACCGCGAGCGCGCCCGCGCCGCCAGCGGCCACCGCGGGGCGCTTGCGCAGCGCTGCGAGGGCGCCGCTCACGCCGATGCCGAGCACCGTAAGGGCGGCGACGATGGGCAGCGGCACGACGTGGCCGCGCGATTCGAAGTAGAGCGCGAGGCCGGTGACGGCGATCGTCGCGATGGAGCGGCGGATGGTGCGCGACCACGCCTCGGCGACGGCCACCTGCGGGTGCGTGGCGGCGAGCGGAGAGACGCTGTCGCCGTCGGGCGCGGCGGGCGGCGCAGGGAGCGGCGCGTCGGGTGCGGGCGCGGGGGGCGTCATCGTCAGGCGCGGGGAGTCGTCGGGCATGGGTGCGGTCTCCAGTGCTGCGGCCACGGCCGCGGTGAGGGTGTCGTCGCCGGGCGGCTTGGCGACGTAGCGCCAGCCCCACACGCGGGCGATCGACTCGGCGGCGCTCGCCTCGATGCCCGAGACGGCGACGACAGGGACGCCCCGCATCACGAGCTCGCGGTGCAGGGGCGAGGCGTCAGCGTCGAGCAGGAGGTCGAGCACCACCGCGGCGGGGGTGAGGCGCGCGAGGACGGCGAGGGCTTCGGCCACGGTGGCGGCGACGAGCACCTCCCACCGCTCGCGCAGGGCGTAGGCGAGGCCCGCGAGCGCCGAGGGGTGGTCGTCGACGACGAGGACGGCGGTCACAGCGGCACCGACGCGCGCGTGCGAATCGCGAGGAAGTCCACCGTCAGCCCGCCGACCACGCCGCCCGAGATGGCGGTGACGTAAAGGCGCCCCCACCGGCCGCCCGCCACCGCGAGTGCGTCCGCGCTCGTGAGGCGCTGCTCGACCCGCCACCCCTTCGGCGGCACGCCGGCAGCGCCGACGCCCCACGAGATGGTCACCTCGCCGAGCCGCAGCGCGAGCCGCAGCCAGAGCTGTCCGCCCGTGCGGGCCGCCGAGTCGAGGCCCGGCGCGGCGCCGTACGCGCTGCCGCCGTACGACCCCGCGAGCACCCGGCCGATTTCCAGCGTGCCGTCTGCCCACAGCGCGGCGCTGATGAAGTTGTTCTCGTCGACCCCCGCGCCGAGGATGATGCGGGTGTTGCCCGCGGTGTCGCCCGCGACGATGTCCACGCGCGTGTAGAAGTCCCACTCGGGGCCGTCAGGGAGAAGGTCGTCGCGCTGCACCCACGCCGCGCCCTCGACCCCGGTGGGGACCGCGACGCGCAAGCGCGTCCCGCTCGTCCACGTCGCCGCCGCGCCACCCGAGGGCGTTCCGGCCGTCCACCCTGCGCCGGTCAACGGATCGACCACGGGCGCGGCGAGCGCGGCGCTCACGTCCGCGGCGTCGTCCGCGGCGGCGACGGCGGCGGCCATCGACGCGGCCGTGACGCTGCCCGCGGACGGCAGGAGCACCGTCGGACCAGAGAGGATGATCCCCATGTCAGCCTCCCACCCGCGACGGGATCGCCGCGACGGTCACGCTGCCGAAGGGCGACGGCGACCCCGTCTCGCGCACCTTCACCCGGAGCTTCCCCGCGCCGAAGCACGGCACCGAGAAGACCAACGACGCCGACGCCGCGAGCGTGTACGTGGGCGTCGTGAGCGCCAGCGGCACCGCGCCGGCGGCGACCGTCCCCGCGTCGAGCGTGGCCACCTGGCGCCACGTCGACGAGCCCTCGTGCTTCTGCTCGACCGTGAGCTCGAGCTTCGGGGAGGTGCCCCCGGTGCCCTGCGTGTAGTCGACCGTCAGGTCGCAGTAGGAGGCGAGCGAGACGTCGCACTCCGCGGTCGACGCGACCAGCGAGCCCGTGAGGGTCTGCGCGGTGAAGAGGGCGGTCAGCGGGCCCTTGTGGATCATGGCGGACATGGGGGGGGTGCTCCGTGGTGTCAGGTGACGGCCTCGCGGACATGCACGCCCGCGAGCCAGAGGGTGGGACCGCTCGCGCTTACCTTGCCGCTCAGGCTCAGCGCGTCGGAGAGGGGCGAAGTGCGGACCGCGCAGTCGACCCACGCGCTCCAGGTCCACGTGGTCGTGTAGGCGATCGACGCGAGCGTCCACGGGCTGCCGGTGGCGGAGCCGCGCAGGGAGATCTGCCCCGTCTCGGTGCCTGCGCCGCCGCTCATCCGGTAGAGGAAGCGGACCTTCGCCGCCTCGCCCGCGGCCGAGACCGCGCCGATGCTGCGGGGGTACACCGCGAACGTCGCCCGGTTGCCGGAGCCCGCGTCGAGCAGCGTGAAGGGGCCGTCGCTCGTGCCCGAGAGCGAGGGCGTCTCGGCGCTCACCATCGCCTGCCGCCATGCCATCGCCAAGTAGCTGCGCTGCTGCGTGCGCCCGGAGGCGAGCGTCGCGAGGAGCCGGTCCAGGCCGTCGGTCGCGCCGTCGTGGATCGTCGCGTCGCGCTGGAACGACCCGGGCACCACGCCGCCGTGCGTCGCGCCGTCGTCGACCAGGAACCGCGGCATCTCCGCGAGCCACAGCCCATCGAGCTGCGCGCCGCCCGTGACGCTCACGGCCACGTCGAAACTCCAGCTCGGGTCGGTGAGCGTGTCGTCGAGCGCGTCGCAGTCGACGTACCCGACGACGAGCTCGCTGGACTCCTGCAGCGCGCTCCCGGTCGGCGCGTAGGGGCAATAGATCGTCTCGCCCCGCCACCGCCGCGGGATGCGGTCGCTGCTGCTGGTGACGATGTGGCCCGCCGCGTCGCGCACCGTGAGGTCGAGCGTGACGACCGCGTTGATCGGCGTCGTCGTGGGGAGCACCCGCGCGCTGATCTGGACGTACCGCGCGCCCGGGTTGCGCACGTAGCTCAGGGAGTAGGTCCCCCCGGTCTCCGTCCACGGCGCCGAGCACTGCCCCGCGGGCGTGTCGAGGAGCCCGGCGTTGGCGGCGAGCGCCAGCTGCAAGGCGTGGGTGGCGCGCGTCGCCCGCGCGACCACGGCCTGCCGCTCGGAGACGGAGTTGATGTGCCCGGGGGCGCGCGCGGTGACGGTCATGGCTGCTCGAGGTGGAGGGACACGGCGACGACGGAGGCCCGTGAGCCTGCGCTGTTGGTGTTGGAGGAGCAGTAGGCGCCGAGGAACGCTCGGAACACCTGGACCTGCCCGGCCTCGGCGCTCGTCACCTCGCTGATGCCGTCGGTGGGCGCGTAGCCCCAGGGCGCGAGCTGCCCCGCGAGGTCCACACTCGCCTCCGTCAGGGTCCAGGTCGCCGACGTGGTGACGCCGCTCGACTGGGCCACGGCGGCGAGCGGGCCCTGCGTGCCGGGCGAGACGGCGAACACCCACCCGAGGGTGTAGCCGCCCTCCACCACCGTCGTGAACTTGAGCGCCGCCTTCGGGAGGCGGCCGTTGGGGAGTTGCCAGGCGTAGAAGGTCCCGAGGTCGAGGCAGCACGCCCCGTCTTTCTGCGACACGGCCCAGCGGATCTCCGCCGCCGTCGGCGCGTCGGTGAAGCCGGTGCCGTCGAGCGCGGGCGCGTAGAAGTCCCGCACGCCGGGGTGCTGGCGCAGGGCGCGGCGGGGGTTCTGCTCGCAGAGGTGCTGTGCGTTGTTGGCGAGCCACGCCATGCGGCCCGCGTCGAGCGAAAGGTAACGCTGCGCCACGGCATCATCCTGCGTGGCCCCGGGCGCGCGGTGGCGCAGGTAGCGCTGGAAGAGACTCACGTGGCACCGTCCGCCGCGATGCCGTAGCGCTTCAGTGGATGCCCGGCCGCATCAGGTCCGGAGGGAGCTCCCAGCGGGCGGCGACGGAGGTAGCCTCGGGGGCCATGTACCCACCGCAGCCCCACGCCGAGCAGCTCATCCACCAGGACGCCAACGTCCTCGTCACCACCGCGCGCTTCGTGGTGAACGGAACCGTGTACCCGATCCGCGGACTCACCGCGATGCAGTACATCGAGGTGCCCGCTGACTACACCGATGCGGCAAAGGTGCTGCTCGGCGGGATCGCCCTTGGACTGCTCGGAGCGATCTTCGGCGGCGGGCTCACCCTCGCCGCCGTGGGAGCCGGGGGCGGCCTCGCGGTGGCCGTCCTCGCGGCGCTCAGCGCAAAGCCCCGGTACGTTGTCCGTGTGATGACCGCCGCCGGGCAGGCGGACGTGTTCACCTCCCCCGACAAGGCCCGGGCCGGGGCGATCGCCACCGCGCTCAACCGCGCCGTCGCCGGCGGGTGACTCAAGGGCGTGACTTTCGGCGCGGCTCGCGCGTACCGTTGCCCCCATGCGGACGTTGCTGCTCATTGGGCTCTTGTGCATGGCGTGCGGTGCGGACCCGGGACCCGGGCCAGGGACGGTCGACGGGGGAGGCGCGAACGACGCCAGCGCGGACGCCGCGTCGGAGCTGCCTCCGGGCGTGACGCTGCGGTGCGGCGCGCTGCAGCTCGACTGCGACGGCAACGGCACCTGCGAGACCACGCGCGACGAGCGCAACTGCGGCGGGTGCGGCCTCTCGTGCGCCGCCGGCCTGGCCTGTCTCGACGGCCGCTGCCTCTGACTCACACCCACCTCCGCCCCGGCGTGCTCGAGGGGAGCTGGTAGGTGGCCACGTCGGCCTGATACGCGTACCGCCGCTGGTCTGCGGTGCTGGCAGTCCAGTCGTCGGGGACGAGCATCACCTTCAGCGCCGAGCCCGCGAGCGTGACCCAGGTCGCGCCGGGCGACGCGGTGAGGGTGACGACCGCGCCCGAGACCGACGCCACCTCGCCCGCGAAGGGTGTCGCCGGCGACTCGCTGTCCACCTCGATGAGCAGCAGCTTGTCGCCCGCCACGAAGTAGCTTGCGCCGCCGTCGCTGCGCGCGCTGCCGTCGTCGTTGTACGGGTCGGCAAAGCCGCACACGGCCACGGTCGCCGTGTCGAGGGTCACCGCCGCGCCCGAGATGGACGACACCAGCGCCGCCGGGGCGTAGCCCGCCACGGTCGACGGGGAGAGACGCAGCCGGAGGTCGACGGTCCCCTCTTCGAAGTCGACGCTGCGCCCGAGGATGGTGCCGACGGCGCCGTCGAGGCCTCGCCCGCCCGCGCCGTCCGGGAGGAGCCACTCGGTCAGGGTGACCACGTCGCCGATCTGGTGCCCTGCGAGGCGGAGGTCACCCGGCCACGCGACCACCTGGTAGGGCCGCACCCACGGGGCCAGAACGCCCGACGCGAGGTCGATCACGGTCGCGTGCAGCGCCGGGGTCGCAACGTCCGTCCCCGCGGGCAGCACGCCGTCGGGCATCGTCGCCTCGATCGTCTCGCCCGTTCCGCTCTCGGCGATCGCCCCGGCGTCGTTGACGACGATCGTGTCCTCGCTCGGCGCGGGCAGGGCGAGCTGGTAGCCCGTCGCGAGGCCGTCGGTCACCTCGCGCACCGTCGCCACCTCGTCCCGGCGCAGGTAGGCGGCCGTGAGGGAGCCCGAGCGAGCCTCGGTGGGGGCGGCTTCGTGGATCGTGCAGAGGGCCGCGCGGCCGTGCCACGTCGACAGGGCGAGGCCGTTCAAGCGCGCTTCGTTGCGGAAGATGTCGAGGAAGGGCGCCTCGATGTCGACCACGTACCGACGCCGCAGTGGGAAGAGGCTCCCGCGGCGACCGAGCGCCTCGATGCGGCCCCAGTCGATCGAGTCGGTGAGCTGGTCGGTGCCGCGCAGGGTGTCGATCTGGGCGAGCACGGCGTAGCGCAGCGTCGACCACCAGCGGCTCCCGACCGCACGAAGCCCCACCTTGGCCGTGGTCGGCTTGGTGATGAGCGAGGGGTTGACGCGCGAGTCCTCTTCGGGTCGCAGCGTCACGCCCGTGAGCCACACGCCGAAGTTCGAGATGATCGGGTCGACGCTCGCGTCGGCTGGGTTCTGAATCGCCGCGGTCATCTCGCCGCCAGCACACGTCGCGGTGAGGGTCCACCACGCGCCCGTGTCGTCGGAGAGGGGGTAGGTCGGCGTGGTCGGGACCTTCGACCGCTCGCTCGGCGGGAGGGGCATCCGGCCGACGAGCCAGAGGCACGCGCGGGGCATCGGCCCGCCCGTGGAGTAGGTCGTCGCGGTCTCGCGCGTGTCGCTCGGGTCGGCAGGGTCGAAGGTGTTCGCCTCCACCCACCCGTGCCACGTGACCAGGCGCCGATCGTTGGTCACGTCGGAGGCCGAGACGCGCAGCACCCCGCGCGCCTGGAGGGCCGCGGCCATGGCGTAGCCGCCCGCCTCCGCGCCGCGGTTCCACCGCTCGAGGTACTGCTCGCGCGACTCCGACCACCCGCCGCTGTCCGGGTCGCCGGCGTCGTCGTTGAGCGTGTACTGACGGGTGCCCGAGGCGTAGGTCCACTGGCAGAGGAGCGGCACGTACTCGCCGCTGGCCAGGCTGCTCACGTTGGTCGAGCGGCGCACGCGCCCGTGGGAGTACCCGTAGAGCGAGAGCGTCGGCGCTTGGCTCTCGGTGTCGAGGGCCTTCAGCGCATGCTCGACGGCGATCTCCCACGCGCTGGTGTCGACGATGCCCGCCCCCGCGGCGATGCGCCCGTCGTAGACCAGCGTGGGATCAGTGGCGACGCCCGCCGCGGAGAGCGCGAACAGCCACACCGTGCAGCGCCTGCCCGTGAGCGCAGGGAGCCGCTCCGCCGTGCTCGCCTCGTACACGCGGAAGAGGGCGCCGCTCGCGACGTACTTCCGCGCGGACGTGCCTGCGGTGCCCCGCGTGCAGCCGGTGAAGGTCGTGCTGGTCTTCCCCGAGTACGTGACCCGCTCACGCCCGATGTGGATCGCTCCGGAGCTCGCGAACGCCGCCGTGCTCTCGACGGTGACCGTCGTCGCGCTGGCGCTGTGGTCCCCCACCAGCCGCGTGAACACCTGCGCGTCGCGCGCCCCGAGAGTGTTGGTTACCGCGTCGGCTGAGTCGGCGAGCCAGAAGCGCAGGCTTCCGACGTCGACGGTGCCCTGCACGGGGCTCGCGTTCTCCTCCCACGCGAGCGAGGGCACGCTGGTGTCGTGCGCCGAGCGCGTGAGGAGCCAGGCCTTGCACGTGGGGCTCGTGCCCGCGTGCCACGCGGCGTCGGCCGTGTCCGTCCACGACACCGACGTGATCGTCTGCCCCTCGGGCACGATCGCCCACGGCAGGCCCGCGATGAGGATCGCACGCCCCACGCGGGCGCCCGTCGCTGCGGCGGTCTGCCAGTTGATGCGGTTGACCGCCACGCGTCAGCTCCGGTCGTCCGTGCCGGTGCGCACGAGCGGCAACGTCCAGGTGCGCCACGTCGTCAGCCCCGGGAACTGGAACACGCTGTCGGGCTTCGACAGGGCCTCGGGGCGGATCGTGACCAGATCGAAGCTCTCGCTCGTCGAGGAGCGCACGTCCTGCCAGTGCCGCGCGAACGCCACCGTCACCGCGAGGCCCGTGGTGATGAGCCGCGCGCACGACCAGGGGAGCGTCGACGACCCCGCCTCCCACGGCGTCGCAGTCTCGCCGACGAGGGTGCGCGCGTCAGGGTCCGAGGGGATGAGTTCCAGCGCGATGCTGTCCTCCCACGACACGATTCCCGACCGCACGCCGTACGCGCTGCCCGCGCACGTCATCGACGCCGCGATGGGCTCGCGCCGCTGCCAGCCCTGCGACTCGCCGCCGATGAACAGGTAGAGATCGCGCGGCGGAGCGCTCGCGGTCAACGACGTGACGGTGGTGTACGTGGTCGACCCCATCCCGAGCGCGTCGCGCAGCGTCGCGTCGAAGGTGAAGGTGGCCGCCGCGGAGCACGTGATCGTGACAAGGCCCGTCGCGCCGATGTCGACGCTGCACGTCTCGGCGCGGCCCGCGGTGGCGAGCGCGTCGTTGATCTCCGTGGCGAGTTTGCGCAGGAAGTCCGCGCCCGACGCCGCGAGGTTCATGCGGTACGTGCCGTTGTCGACCTTCACGTCGACGGGCGACGTACCCGAAGCGAACGCCAGCCGGACGTCGTACCCGACGGCCTGCTCCCACGCGAAGGGGACGGCGATCGCGATGGAGGGAGGCGTGGTCAAGCCGATCTCCGCACGCGCGAGGCGTTGATTTCGACGCCGCCGTTGGGGTCGTTAATGACCCTGCCGAGCGCCTCACCGAGTTCGCGCGAGGTACCCATGACCACGCCGCCGCCGAGGTTGATGGTGATCTCCGTGGGGCCGCCGCGGCTGTTGTCGTTGGCGCTGCCGAGCGCACCGACGGGGGCGGAGGGAGCGGCCGCGGGAGACGCGCTGGCGCCAGCGGGCGTGGGGGCGATGGCTGCGCCTGCGACGCCCGCCAGCGCACCGACTGCCATGAACGCGGCCCCGGCAGCAAACCGACCCGGCGCCAGCGGCGCGGTGTAGATCCCGGCGAGCATCGCAAGGCCCTCCGCGATCTGCATCGCGCCCTTGACGACGGCCTCTTGGCCGATCGACGTCAACGTATCGGAGAGCGTCCCCTGGAGGGCTTGGCCGACGGTCTCGCGACCCTCCACCACGGCGTTGACGTGTGCGCCGAGGGCCTTCCCCATGGCGCTGAAGGCTCCCGAGACGGCTTCGGCCTCGAGCTGCGCGGCGTTCGCGCGCTGCCCGTGCATGTCGCGCATTCGGTCCGTGTAGGACTGCTGCGCGTCGATCTGCTCGTCGAGCTCGCGCTGCCCGCGGGCGGCGTTCCGCGCGTCGAGTCGATCCCCGAGCGTGCCCCCCGCCACGCGGCGGTTGGTCTGCGCGTTGCGGGCGTCGATCTCCGCGAGCGGGTCACCGATGGGCGCCGCCGCGTCGCCGCGGGACACGCCCGTGATGCCGCGCAACTCCTCCGAGAGTGACCCCTCACCGCGGATCGCGCGCTCCATCCCGAGGCCGATGACGTTCTTGCGGGCGTTGTCGTTTCCGGCGCCGCCGCGCGCGGTCTGCGCGCGCAGGAACGCTTGCAGCTCGGCCTCGGTGCCGCCTGCGCCAGTCGCCCCCGCCTCTGCGTCGGCGACCAGACCACGCGCCCGTCGCGGGGCACCACCGGCAGTGCCACCGTCGACCGTGATGCTGGTGCGGTCGCCGCCGCCGAGCGTGCCCATGAGCCGCTCGAAGGCCGCTTGCGACGCTGCCTCGCGGGCGTCGGTGCGGGCCTGGAACCCTCGGAGGATCTCGCCCGCCTGGAGGGGGTTCTGTCGGAGCTGGCCGAAGGTGTCGACCGCGTCAACGAGGCCCGAGACCATGCCGCCGATCTCGGTCACGACGAGGCGCGCGGCGTCGGCCATCGCGCCAAACACGGTCGCGGTCGCGCCACCGAGCGCGTACACGTCGTCTTTGAGCTCGCGCATCACGTCGCGCGCCGAGCTCGTCTCCCCGTGGACGCGCCGCATCTCGGCGATGCCCTCGGCAAAGCCCTCGCTGAACCCGCGCTGGGCGTCGGTCACGGCCTGCTCGAGGTCGCGGTACGCCTCGGCCGCGGTCTGCGCCGCGGGGGCGCTCTGGCGTGTCGTCTCGACGAGGGCCGCGAGCCGGTCCTGCGCCGTGGCGGTGGGTGCGGCGAGAGCGCCGAGCGCCGGGCCGAAGCGCCCCGCCTCTTCGCCGCCCTTGGCGACGGCCTCCGCAAGCTGTTCGGCGACCTCGCGGAACTCCTTGCCGGTGCCCCGCGCATAGTCCTGCGCGGTGCGCGCGAACGCCTGGAGTTGGGTCTGGCTGAGTGAGATGCCGCGCGCCGTCAGCGTCTGCGACGCGTTGAGCACATCGAGCGAGTCGACGACGCCGCCGGCGGCGCGTGCCGCCGCGTCGAAGTCCACGCCGATCGCCCGGCCGCCGCGCGACAGCCGCTCGGCCTCGCCCGCCGAGCGGGAGAGCGACGCGGCCCCGTCGCGGATGGTGCTGAAGACGGCGCCGACGTTCTCGCGCAGGGCCGCCCATTCGACCTGGGAGAAGGCCCGCGCCATCTGGCGCCCCGCGCCTTCGGCGCGCGTGCCCACGCCGTCCAGCGCCTGGCCCACCTGCTGCGCGCCCCGCTGGGCGGCGGTCGGGTCGACCTCGACGGCGATCTTGATGGTCTCGTCAGCCACGCGGTTTCTTCTCGGCCTCTGCCTGTCGTTGTCGGTCGCGGATCGCGTCGAGGCGCGCGCGGGCGACGCGGTAGGCGCGCACGCCCTCCACGTCGACCCACGCCAGCGGGCGCCCGAGGGCGTCCTCCCAGCTCACGTGCTCGTCGGCGACGAGGAGTCGCGCGTCGAGCAGCTCGCCGACGTGGCCCCCGTTCAGCGCCGGGTGGTAGAGCCCTTCGAACGGGCATCCCGCGCACGCACCAGCGGGGAGCGCCAGCGTCTTCTCGACGCTCGCGGCGACGGCGTCTTCCCGCTTCCCACGGGCGCCGCGGCGGCCGTTGCAGCCCCACCGCACACGGGCGGCTTCATGCCGCCGCTGCCCCTCTGCACTCTCGGCGCCGGATTCGCGGGCCTTCTCCGCCGCCGCACACCCGCACGCGTCGCGCCACGCGCTGGCTACAGGTGCGTTGAGGGCAGCGGCAGCGGAAAAGGGAGGTAGCGCCGCGGCGGGAGGTCGGTGCGGTGGAGCACCACCTCGCCGATCTCGTCGATCCAGAGCCCGCCGTGCGTCTCGGTCTGCGCGTCGACGGCCGCTGCTGTGATCTGCGGCACCTGCGCGCCTTCGAAGAGCGGCAGTGCGGTCTCGGCGCAGTCGCCCACGGTCCCCCTGGCGGGGTCGTAGGAGCGGTAGCCTTCGACCCTGGCGACGACGCCGAAGCGCACCGCGGAGAGGCGCTGGAGCACGATCGACGTGTTGGACAGGGCCGCCGCGCGGGCGACGCTCGTCAGCGGACGCAGGCGCCACAGCGTCGGCCACTGGTCGGGGATCACGGGGAGCGCCATCAGGTCGGCGATGGCGCGAGTGCGGGCGTAGCGGTCACGCGCCGCGGGCCACGCGGGGTGATCGCGGTCGAAGGCAGGGTCCATCAGCGACGCGACCCAGGTGTCGCGCGCGGGGTTGTCGTGGCGGAGCGGTGCGTCGGTCACAGGTCACCCGAGGAAGAAGATCACGTTGGCGGTGCGGATGCCCGCGGTCGAGAGCGCCGCCGTCTCCGCGTCGATGTCGGTCGCCTGCATGGCGCGGATCTTGGCCTTCGCCGAGAGCAGCGCGTCGAGGGCGCCGCGCGTGGGCTGCTCGATCACCTTCGTGGTGGGGCACCAGAAGCCGAAGTAGCGGCTCGACGAGCCCGTGCCGTCGCTGGTGTAGCCGACGAAGCTGAGGTTGGTGGAAGCCGCGCGGCGCGTCCACCAGTCGGGGTCGTAGAGGCCCTCCACGTCGATGTCGATCGGCTCGCCGCGGCCCGCCACCTCGTGCACCGAGCCGACGCCGTTGACGACCGAGCCCTGCACCATCTGCCACTTGCGCGGGATGTTCACCTTCACGGTGCCCACCTCGTCGGCGGGCGACGGCAGCGTGGCGAACGACGACTCCAGCCAGAACGTGGGGTTCCACGCGAGCGGCGACCCCATGTCGTCAGCCGTGGGCGTGTCGCCGATGCTGAGGTCGCCGGGGCCGCTCCAGTCGAGGCAGGCGCCGCCGAGCTTCACCTTCGCGAGGTTGTCCACCTCGAGCGTGAACTCGGGCTGGAAGTGCGCGCCGATCATCTGGTGCTCGGCCACCGGGGTGCCCGTCTCCACGGGGACGTGCTGGACGGTGTACGTCGTCGAGTCGGTCTCGCCCGTGAAGTAGCAGTAGCAGTTGCGCACCACCGTCCCGACGCTGGGCGTGCCCGAGAGCGGCGGCGAGAGCGTGAGGTCGTCGGTGCTCTTCGCGGTGATGCGCCGCGGCCCCTCGCCCACCACGATGATGATCGACCCGATCGCGAAGCGGCTCCCGTGGCCCGACGCGACCGTGATCACGTTGACGGGCGTGCCGCTCGACCCGGCGACCGTGGATCCCGCGGCGGGGGTGAGCTCGGCGCCGAGGGCGGCGCGCATCACGAGCTGGTGCGAGAGCGCGTCGGCGTGGTCGAAGGCGACGGGCGAGGTGCCCGACGAGAGCACGGCGACGAGGCGCTTGATGGCCACCTCCAGCTCCAGCGGCGAGCCCTTCTTCGTGAGCGAGACCTTGTCCTTGTACTGCCTGCGGCGCCGCACCTGCGCGGGGTTGTCGACGGTGGTCTGCGTCAGCCCTGCGGCAGGGTCGCCCGCAAGGATCTCGACGTCCTTCAGGACGCTGGCGACGGTGCCGATCGCGGACTGCGCGCCGATGCGCGTGCGGGAGGTCTGCGCGTGAAGTGCAACGGTGCTCATGGGTGGTGTGCCTCAGCGGATTCTGCGGACGCGGGGGAGAGCGGACTCGATCGCGCGGACGAGCTGCCCGGACGCGACCGACGACGTGGTGGGGTAGCCGAGCTTCGCCTTGCGTGCGGCCCACTCGGGGGAGACCGCGTCCGCTGCGGTGCCTGCGCGCATGCGCTGCGCGACGAGGCCGCGCCAGCCGGACGCGATGGAGGTCAGCAACGCGGCGCCGCGGAGGCCCGCGCGGTAGGCGCCGACGAGGTTGCGCGCGATCGTGGCGCGGTCGGCGGGCGCGAGCTTGAACGGGTCGCGACCCATCGCGGCGAGGTGGTCCACCACCTGCCCGTTGGTCGGCTGCGGCCCCGGCGAGCTCGTGCGCGGGCGGAGCGTGCGGTAGGGCTGACGAGGGCCCGCGCCCAGGTCGAGCTCGACAGACCACTCTCGGCCCATCGACTCGACGGTGGCGTTGACCGCGGCCAGGGCAGCGGCGACGCCGGTCACGCGAGCGCTCACGTCCAGGTGCTCCCGGGGGCGTAGCTGAGGGTGGCGGAGAACTGCGCGCTGACGAACACCCGGCGACGCGGGATCACGATGGAGGTGCGCACGCGCGACACGGGGCGCACCTGCGAGACGGAGGGGTTGGTGTCGCCCCAGAAGGCGGGCCACCGCAGCGCTTCGCGAATCGCGTGCATGTCTTCGTGGCCGAGTTGCGTTGCGGCATCCTCGTCGGCGCACGCGGTGCTCGATGCGGTGCGGGCGTCGGGGGCGATCGTGTAGCCGATGCGCACGGTGAACACCCACTCCTCGCGGGCGGCGCCGGCGCGGCGGTTGACGGGGTCTCCGTCGCGGTCCCCCGACTCGTCGGTCTGAAGCAGGTAGCGCCGGTGGAAGCCGACGCCGGGCCACCCGAGGTCGGCGGGATCGTCGCGGTAGGTCGAGCGCGCGATGCGCCCTGCGGTCACGCTGCGCCCCGTCACGGGTGTCGCGGGGTAGCTCCCCTCGATGATCGCCCGGACGCGCGCGATGGGCTCGGCGAGCCAGGTAGCCACGTCACCACCTCCGCGAGCGGTGAGGGTTGCGCGTCGAGGTGACGGCCTCGCCGTGACGGCGAGCGTGCGTGACGAAGCTGGTGGCGGTTGACTCCGTCGGGCCGCCAGCCTGGACGAGCCCGGCGTCGCGCATGGCCTCCCCGAAGGCTTCGGCCGCCGCAGCCTCCTGCCAGTAGGGGGCGCGCCCCTGGGCGTCGCGGAACTCGGGGCGCCTCTTGGCTGTGTAGTGCGCCGCGAGGAACGCGACGTGGTGGCGCATGGCGGGCGTCACCGCGTCGCCGGTGAGCGGGATCGTGTAGCCAGCCAGCGCGAGGTAGCCGTCCATGACCGAGGACGCGCGCGGGATGGTGCCGTAGTCGGCATCCGTGACGAGGAGTTGCTCCGACGCCGACGCGCTGCCGTCGCCGTTGTCGTCGATGCAGTCGACGAGGGGCGGCGAGGCCATGATGGCCGCGAGCTGCGCGTAGGTGATGTAGGTCGTCGTCGCCACGGGTGCCGATCAGGGTGGGGTGGGAGGAGGGGGCGGGATCAGGCGGTGCAGCGGACCATCAGCTGCGGGAGCGTGTAGCCGAAGGCCTCACGGCAGTCGGCGCCCCAGGCGAGCTGGCGGGTCTTCTTGCAGTGGTCGGAGTCGGGGCCGAACACGAGGTCGAACACCGGCGCCTCGCGCACCTGGCGCAGGAGGGGCTTCAGCGGGCCCTTGAGCTTGCCGAGGTACCAGGTGGTGCTCTCGCTCGCGAGCTCGGGGAGCACGAGCACGCCGACCACGCCCTCGTTGGGGTTGCTCTGCGTCGCGGTGCCTGCGCTCGAGGGGACGAACGCGGCGTGCGCGATCAGGTGCGCCGTCGTGCGGAGCTGGGGCGGCACGATCAGGGTGTCCGGGACGATCCCGAGGACCTCCCCGTCGGCGTTCTTGAACCCCGCCATGGCCGCGAAGATCGTGTCGAAGTTGGCGGCGGTGAGGGCCGTGCTCGCGCGGAGGTTGTCGAAGGTGCCCTTGCCCGCGTCGAGCACGTTGACCGGGTGGTCGTCGGCGAAGAACGCCTTGCCGTCGTAGCACTTGCGCGCGGCGTAGCCGATGAGCAGCTCCGTCGCGATGGTGCGGTCGGGGAACTTCGCGAACTGGTAGCCGAGCATGCGCATCAGCGGGGCCTCGACGCCGATCTTGCGGTCGGCGACGCGGTCCTTCGACACCTGCACGGTGTTCTCGAAGGTGCGGTTCTTGAGGCGGTACGAGCTCTCCGAGAGCGCGTTGAGGACGCGGTCCCCGAGCCACTCGCGCACCGTCGGGATCTGCTGGATCCAGGCGTGCACCTCCTCGTCGGTGTCCGACGGCATCTCCGTCGCGACCTGGGACCACCAGGGGCGGCCGTACTCGTCGAGCAGGTCGACGAGGCCCTCCTGGAAGGCGGCGTTGAAGTTCTGGTAGAGCGCGTCGAGCGCCGGGCCGTACTGGGCGATTCCGGGCATGGTCTGTTTCTCCTGTGGGGTGTGCGGTGCGCGCGGTCAGGCCGCGGTGGTGGGGATCGCCCCCATCGGGTTGACGAACATGCGGAAGATCGCGCCCGTCGTGCCGTCCGAGAGGGCGAAGCCGAGCACGTGCGAGCCGACCACGGCGTCGTTGGTGGGGTCGCCCGAGCCGCCGGCGACGGTGGCCGCGACGGCGGTCTTCATGCGGCCGTTGGTGACCTCCACCGCGCAGTAGGCGCCGTCGGCGATCGTGTCGCCCGCGAGGGCCTGCACGGGGCCGAAGACGCGCACGATGGCGATGGCGTCGGCCACCGGGGCGTTGAGGAGGATGCCCTGGGCCTTGGCGCCGGCGGCGACGACCAGCACCCACTTGGAGCTGCCGTTGAGCGCCATCGCGCGGTTCTGGCCCGTGGTGGAGTAGTCGGCGGCCGCGGGGAAGAGCAGGTCGATGTGGCCCATGGCGTTCGACACGCTGGCGCCGATCTCGACGAACACCATGCCGTTCTCGATGCGGCTCACGTAGCCCGCGACGGGGCGCAGGCCGCCGTTCGAGGTGCGCGCCACGGTGTCGTTGTCGACCACGTAGCAGAGCTCGCCCACGTCGGCGGCGGTGAGCGCGTCGGTGCTCGACGAGTTCGTGAAGGGGAAGACGCCGCGGTCGACGTTGACGCTGATGTCGCCGGCGGCGCCGTAGCCCGCGGCGGTGGTGTTGGTGGCGTTCTCCGCGGCCACGCCCAGCACGCGGTACGTGTTGTCCGCGGTGGCGTTGGTCGCGTAGCCCGAGCCGCCGATCTGCGTGGCGACGAGCGCGCCCTGGTAGATCGTGGTCGAGGCGGCGACGGGGACGGAGAGGCGGCGCGTGGTCGCCTCGGGCGACGACGGCCGGGGGAAATCGGCGGCGAGTGCGGTCATGGTCTGTGGGTTCCTTCGTGTGGTGGGTCAGCGGGCGGGGGTGCGCTGCGCGCGGCGGCGCTCGTTCTCGGCGGCGGCGGCCGCCAGCTTCTCGGGCGTGAAGCCCACGCGGGCGCCGATCTCCGCGGCGGCCTTCGACACGGCGACGGAGCCGTCCGCGGGCTCGCGGCGCTCGGTCGGGTCGACGAGCGGCACCAGCGTGTCGAGGTAGGCCCGCACCGCCGAGGGCGCGGCGCCCTTCAGGTGCTCGGCGACCTTCGCCTCGTTGGCGCCCGTGACGCGGCCGTCCACGCGGGCAGCGCGCAGGAGCTCGGCGACCTCGAGCTCGTCGCGGCGTCGCGAGGCCGCGGCCCGCTCGTCGGCCGTCTTCCGCGAGGTCTCCGCGAGGTGCAGGAGCGCCTTGATGCGGGCGCGGGCGGCGCCGTGATCCTTCACGCCGAGGAGCGCGCGCAGCTCGGTGAGCTCGGCGCGGGCCTTGGCGGCCTCCTCGACGATCACGACCGCGGGGTCGCCCTCGCCGCCCTCCTCGTCGTCCGCCTCGGCGGCGGGCGCCGGGAACATCGCGGCGACCTCCTCCTCGGAGAGCCCGAGGCCGGTGGCGAGCATCGTCACCTGTTCGGCGGTCGGCGCGGTGCCGCCGACGAGGGCGGTGAGCTGGTCTTCGGTCATGCCGCACGCGGCGGCGGCCTGCGCGGGCGTCATCCCGCGCTCCTTCAGGTACTCTTCGAACGTCATCATCCCTCTCCTCGCGCGGCGCAGGGCCGCCCTTGCTCGCAGCGCGACGGCGTCAGGGTTGGCCCCGACGGTGACGACGCTGATCTCGTGAAGCTCGTTGTCGTAGAGCACGCGGACGCTGCGGCCTCCGCGGTCTTCCTTCTCGCTGCGGCCGAGCGCGAAGCCCACCGACACGCTCACGGGGCCGCCCTGCGCGTACCGCTGCAGCACGCGCTCGGCCCGGCCCTCGGGGTCGGCGGCGCCCTCGTAGAGCACGAGGTCCGCGCGCAGGGCGCCGCCCTCGACGCGCACGTTGCGGTAGAAGCCGATGGGCTCCTCCCACGCGCAGTGTTGCCAGAGCGCGAGGGGCGCCCGCTGGAAGCGGTCGAGCCTCCACGACGCCTGGTCGATGACCTCGTCGTAGGAGTCGATCGCCTCGGTGGACGCGACCACCGGGATGGTGCGCGTCGCGGGGTCGAAGGCCTCGCCGGGCGCGCGGGTGAGCACCAGCGCGCGGGTGTGCAGGTCGGTCATGGGGTCAGTCCTCGAAGGGGCGCCACGCGGAGGGCGGGACACGCCACGTCAGCTCCACGCGGAGCGGCGGGGCGCCGAGCGGCGGGAGCGGGTGCAGGTCGACGGCTCCGTCTGTGTGCACGCGGGCGACGATGGCGGGCACCTCGGGGCCGAGGCGCTCCGCGACGTCGTGCGCGCGCCACTCGTCGGGCACGCGCCAGAGGACGGCGGCGCCGAGGCGCGGGGCGTCGGCGCGGGTGGTGTTCTTGCGGCTCATGCGTCCTCTTCGTCGGCGCGATCCAGGCGCGCGACCACCGCGCGGCTACGGCTCTCGCCGGGGTCGCCGCCCCAGAGCATCCAGGCCACGTAGCCGGGCGTCGGCGGGGAGTCCCATTCGGGCGTGCGGTCGCTCGCGTGGCGGGCGAACCACCCGCGCATCTCGCGCCAGTGCTCCGGGGTGAGGTCGTCGCGCGCGGCGATCTGGTGCGCACGCTTCACGGTCTCGGGCTTCAGTCCGTCCCCGGAGAGGCCCTCTTCGTGCAGCTCGATCCCGCGCCGCGCCGCGTCGGCCATGCCCTGGGAGGGGCGCAGGTCGATGCCGTCGTAGCGCTCGGGGAGCGCGCGTACCTCGCCGGTCGGCACGGAGGTCTTCGGCTGCGTGTTGGTCAGGACGATGACGCCATCCGCCTTCGCCTCCGCGAGTGCGTCGACGGGGACGCCCGTCTCCTGCCACGCCTTCACCGCGCGGGCCCTGGCCTCGCTCGACTCCGCGTCGGCCTTGGCGTCCGCCGGCGGCGCCGCGTCCCAGGTCGGCGCCGGGGCGATGAGCTCGGCGTCGCGCCGCGACCCGGTCTCGTTGACCCGCACCCACGGCACCACCAGGTGCGCGCGGGCGGTCCCGAGCAGGTGCGCGTAGGACTCCACCACCTGCTGGTGCACGCCGCTGTGCACCTTGCCGAGAGCGTAGGAGCCGGAGCCCCCGACGCCCGCCTGGGAGGTGAGCGGCTGGCCGACGAGGACGATCGCGACGCGGGAGCGGATGTCGCGGCCGGGCTCCAGGAACCCCTGCCACGCGGTGGCGTTCTTGAGCTCCTTCCATTCGATGTCGAAGCTCGCGGCGCCCTGCTCGCCCTGGGGGAGCCGCATGATCGGCTCCGTCCCGAGGTCCTCCAGGTCCGAGAGGAAGCGGTCGACGCGCGGGCCTTCCGACTGGCTCATCGGCACCTTGGCGCCGAGGGGCGGGAGGCCGTGGCGCTCCGACCAGCGGGCGCCGTCGCGGTCGAGCCACCACGCGATGAGCGTGAGGATGCCGAGGGGGCGCACGGCGCCGCTCATCCACGGCCGCGACTCCTCGATGTCCGTGAACAGGCACCACTTCTGCGAGTCGGGCGTGACGTATTCGGTGCCCGTCTCGGTCTGCACCGCGAAGCAGCCGCGCGTCCAATCCCAGCGCGTGAACACCGGGTGCCACGGCTTCAGCCGACACGACCAGCGCCCCGTGACCGGGTCGAGGCGCCACACGCGCTCCGCGATCGCGAAGCCCATGAGCGCCGACCACTTGACGATCTCGGCGGCGGCGCCGCGGGAGAGCATCCGCGGCCATGCGCGGCGCAGCTCCGTGGCGAGGCGGGTGGAGCGGCCGGGGTCAGGCGTGTCGAGGGGCGGGGCGAGGTCGAACGGCAGCCCGACGACGGTGCGGCGGAGGGTGTCGAGGACGCCCGCGACCGCGTCGCACTGGCCGAGGTGGTCAGCGAGCTGGGCCGAGGCACGGAACTCCCCGGCGACGTGCGCGCGGAGGGCGGCGAGCACGTCCTCGGCGTCCCATTCCGAGAGCGACGGCACCTGACGCAGGCGGCGCGCGCCGTGGGGCGGCGCACCGTTCGAGGGCGCGGGCGCCGCGGCCTGTGCGGGCGCTTTCCATGCGCCGCGGACGGCGGAGGCCCCGGCGCGGAGGGCGCGGGCGATGTCGTCGTAGAGGGGCACGCGGGCGGTCAGAAGCGGCGGCGGAGGTGAGGGCGCGGGGCGTCGGGGTAGGTCGGGGCGGGGGCGGCGAGCTCGGCGAAGGCGTCGGCCGCGGCGTCCACCTGGTCGTCGTGGGAGCCGTCGGGGAAGGCGTGCAGCTCGCCGACGAAGCTGTGCGTCCACGGGGCGCGCAGGACGGCGGCGTTGCGCGCGCCCGCCTGCGCGCTGAAGGGTCCCGCTCGGGTGATCTTGTCGCCGGTGGGGCGGCGCGTGCGGACGGTCCACCCCGCGAGGTCGCGCACGTAGCTCTGGGCCTGCTCGACGCCCGCCTGCCCCGGGTCCTGGGGCACCACCACCACTACGTCGCGCCCGTCGCGCTCCGCCGTGGCCTTCACCAGCGCCCGCACCTCGTGAGGGGCGCCGCGGAGGCTCACCGCGTCGAGCACGACGTAGCGGGGGATCGCACCCGCGCCACGGTCGCCGAGCAGCACGCCCGCGGTGGCGTCGCCGCCGGTGGTCGCGCCGAAGTCCCAGGCCCGCACGCGAGACACACACGCGGGCGCCGCGTCGAGGTGTTGCCACCAGTCGCGGTGGAAGAGCTTCCCCTCGCCGTACGCCGCCTCCCAGTCGCCATCGAGCAGCTGGGCCCGGCGCACCGGATCGAGCGCCTCCAGTTGCGCGCGGTAGGCGTCCGAGACGTGGGGGTTGTCGCCGATGCGCGCGGGGATGAAGGTGTAGGAGAGCGCGTGCGGGGTGCCCGGTGGGACGTCGCGATCGTGGAGGCGCCAGCGGGTCTCGCCCGGCGCGGCGGGACGCTCGTGCTTCGGGTCGAGCCAGGCGCCCCAGCGGCGCTTGACCCACTCGTGCCCGGCGTTGCCCGGGTTGGTGGCCGCCCGCGACCAGTAGGGGAGCGTCGGGTCGGTGCCGCGGAGGCGCGCGCAGATGCCGTCGTACTGCCGCTCGGTGAAGTGCGTGAGCTCGTCGAAGAGCACCTCGCCGAACTCGAAGCTGTCGTAGTTGGAGATGTCCGACTCGCGCTCGCAGTGGTTCATCCACAGCGTTGCGCCGGAGGGGAAGCGCCACTCGATGCGCGGGCTCTGGACGAGGACGCCGCCGAGCGCGGGGTAGAGCCGCCGCGTCTTGTCCACCGCGTCGCCGAGGTACGTTGCCTCGCGGCGGAGGTAGAGCCCGCGGTACCGGGGGTTGGTGACCCAGCGCAGCACGCAGGCCATGAGGGCGGCGCTCTTGCCGCCCGACGCCGCGCCGCCGTAGAGCGCCCGCTGCGCCCTACTGGCGAGGAAGCGTGTCTGCGGGCCGGGGTTCGGCCGGAAGAGCACCGTGGGCGGTGGGGTCATCGTCGAGCGCAGGGAGGAGCACCACGGCCGCGAGGGGAGCACCGCCACTGGTGATGTCGACCTTCGAGGGCGCCTTGACCCCGGTGACCTCGGCCAGCGTCTTCGCGACGGCCACCATCGCCTTCGCGTCGCGTTCTTCGAGGGCGACGCGGTAGGCTTCGAGGAGCATCCCCTCGACGCGCTGGGCGTGCTCCTCGGGGGGCGTCGCCTGGAACGCCTCGACGAGGCGCTTCCGCACGAGCGAGATGTACCGCCGCACCCCGTTGCGCGTAATGCCCCACTGCTTCGAGAGCTCGCGCTCGATCTGCGGCGGGTGCTCGACGCGCAGGAGGCGCTTCTCCACCTCGACGAGGCGCTCGATGGGGATCACCTTCCGCCGCGGGGCGGGGGGCGGTGCGCCGTCGCTCACGCGGCCTCGGCGAGCGCCGCGCGCAGCTCGTCAGGGTCGCGGGCGACGCGGGCGGCGTAGGCGTCGAGGGCGACGGCCAGCGGCGGGCGCCCGCGCTGGGGGCGGGCGAGCGTCACCACCGGGCCGCCCTCGTCGCGCCACGCCGCGAGGCGCGCGCGGATGGTGCGGGCGGGCGAGCGGGTGAGGCGCGCGATGTCGTCGACCGTCAGCAGCACGAGGTGGCCGCGCCGTGGCGCCGGGTGCTGGACGCACCTGTGGCGCTGTATGGGGCGCGATTCTGCCGATATTCTCCGCACGCTCCGCGAGCGGTGTCAAGCGTTTGCGCGGGCGAATCGTCGGTCACGGCACGCTCCGAGCGCCGAGCATCGCGGCGAGGCCGAGCGCGTACCGCGCGGGTAGCGGCCGGGGCTCGCCTGGCAGGCGGGCGCGGAAGCGCCACGGGACGCAGGGCGGCGCGCTGGTGAGCACCGCGCGGCACGAAGGAAGGCGGCGCGCGAGCTCGCGGCGGTGGCGGCGGGTCATCGGCCGCCCCCGGTCACCGCGTCGCCGATCGCCTTCACCAGCCCGGCGAGGGCGAAACACGCCGCCGCGGCGCACTGGCGCAGCTTCGCGCGGCGGTAGCGGTAGTGGATGAGGCCTGCGAGGCCCTCGGCGAGCTGCCACGTCCCGCGCTCGACGAGCCAACGGGCGAGGCGGTCATGGGTGGCGGTGGGCGTCTCGTTCGTCTTCATCGCTTCCTCCGTCGTCGTTGTCTTCATCGCCCCCACGTCTCCGCCGCGCGCAGCACCAGGCGCCGCCCCCACGCGGGCGCGCCCTCGCGACGCGCCCCGAGGTCGCCCCACGCCGCCGCCTGGACGTCGCTGGCGAACGCCACCCCCACGTCGGCGTAGAGGCCCCGCAGGCCCGCCGCCAGCGTGGCCCGCTCCCGGAGCCACCGCAGCACCGCCGCGGCGTCCGCGGGGAGCTCGGCCAGCTCCGCCAGCACCTCCGCCGCGCACCGCTGCTGCGCCGCCTCGCGGGCCGCCCCCGCGCCGCCGAACAGCCCCCGAGGGACGCCGCCCCAGCCCGCCGTCGGGTCGCGGGGCATCGCGCCGACGGGCGTGGTCTCGGCCGGCGCTGCAGGAGGCGCCCACGGGTCCGCCGCGTCGGGCCGCAGGTCCGCGAGCAGCCCCCGCACGCGCACGAGCTCGGGGTCGTCGACGTGCAGCGCCGTGGCCGCCGCTCCCTGCCGCGCGAGGGGCGCCGCCGGGGCCGCGGGGGCGTCGGGCGCAGCACGCCACACGCGGCCGTCGCGCGCGCGCGAGTGCGGGATTGCGCCGGGATTCTCACATACGGGGACAGCCTCACGCATCGTCGTGGTCTCCAGGGATCGGTGGCGCCGTGAAGCGCAGGGGTGCCGCGGCGGGCGTCGCTGGGGCCGTGGCGGTGGTTGGAGAGGCCTGCTCGGCGAGCGCCCCCGCGAGGCGCTGGGCAGCGTCGGCGGGCATCGGGCGGGTGCCGCTGCGCCAGTGGTAGACGGTCGCTCGGCCCACCCCGAGGAGCCCCGCGACGGTCGCCGCACCCCCCGCTGCCTCGATGAGCCCCGCCGCATCGGTGGCCGGATACACGAAACGCTGTGATTCTAGGGTGTCACGCGCAACGCCAGGTGCTTCCCTACTAAGATTCTTAGATGGTGTTACTTGGCACTGCGCGTGACTGCCTTCAGGCAAGGTGTTTTCGCGCTGTGACACCCTCGCCGCCGTGCGCCTCGACGCGCCCGCCGCGGGACCGCCCAGCCGCTGCGACCCGTACACGCGCACCGCCTCCATCACGGTCGCCGTCGCGGCCTCGTCGCGCACCCCGCGGGGCAGCTCGAGCACCTCCGCCCGGCGATCCCACGACGCGGGCGCCACCGTCCCCACGTGGACGTGCACCGCCGGCGCCGTTCGCCACGGCGCCCGGAGGCGGCCGCTCACCTGGGAGACCTCGGCGGCGGTCGCGCGGGCGTAGACCTCGGAGGCGCTCCCCGCGAGGCCCAGCACCGCCGCCACCGCCCGCGACGCGCCGAGGTTGGGGCGCGGGTCGCCGAGCGACACCAGGGCGTCGCAGTCGCTCCACGCGTCCAGGCCCCGGGCGTGGCCGTAGTGGCCAACGACCAGCGTCACGCCGCGGAGCCAGAGGTCCGCCACCAGCGCCGCCGCGATCGGGTCGGCGCCGACGTCGCCCGCCACCGCGGCCCGCAGGCAGTCGGCCAGGGGCTTCCACGAGAACACTCCCACCTTGCGGGCCCCGCCGTCCACCGCGTGCGCGAGGGCCGCGCGCAGGTAGCGCTCGACGCCCTCGCCCCAGCGCACCCCAGCGCCGTCCAGCGCCGTCCGCCGCGCCGCCCCCGCCCAGTACAGCAGCCGCCGTGCGACCGGCGCCCCGTCGGCAACGCGCACGTCGACCACGGGGACCTTCGCCCCCGCCAGCGCGCCCAGGAGCTCGACGTCGGCGGTCGCGTCGAGCAGCACCGTGGGGCCGTAGCGGTGCAGCGCCGCCGCCACCGCGGGCGACGCCATGACCCCACGCAGCACCCGCCGCGAGCCGTCGCCCGGGTCGACCTCGACGGCCGCGACCCCGCGCTCCGCATGGCCCGGGACACCCTCCGCGGGGATCGCCCGCACCACGCCCGCCGCGAGCCGCGCCACGGTCGCGTGCGCCCGCGACGCTTCGACGGCTCGCTCCGACGCGCCGCCCGAGAACACCCGCGCGTGCTCGGCGCGCGACAGCCGCGGCGCCCACGCGGCCCGGCGGCGCCACGTCGTCACGCCTGCCTCGTCGGTGCGCGAGGTCCACGCGGCCCGCGCGGCGTAGGCGTGCAGCATGTCGCGCGGGTGCATCACGGAGTCGTCGTCGAGCGGGTAGGCGTCGCGCACCGCGGCGCACCAGCCGGTGTCCCCCAGGAGCGCCTCGCCGCCGCGCTCGACGACGTCCCAGAGCGGCCGCTCCCCGGTCGGGATCGTGCCCCGCTCCAGCCCCGCGGCCAGCGCGCGCAGCACCGGCGCGCGCCACCGCTCCGAGCGCGCCAGCAGATGCTCCGACGCGGCCGCGGCCTCGATCTCCCCGCGCGAGAGCGCCACCGCTTCGACGGCCTGGGGGTCCTCGTCGATCACCACCAGCGCGTCGCCGCCCGCCCAGGCCAGCCCCTGCGAGAGCAGCGCGTGGACGGTCACCATCACGGCCGGCGTCCCCTCGCCGCCGAGCGACACCTCCGCGAGCGCGCGCGCCTCGCAGCCCTCGCGGCGGGGGCACGGGGCGTCGGCGCCGTTGCGGCCCATGCCCAACCCGTCGCACCAGGTCTGCACCGCGTGGCGCGCGCCCGAGAGCCGCGTGAGGGGGACGTGGTAGGCGCAGGCCGGGGAGCCGTCCGCGAGCCGCGCCGCGAGGATCCCGCGCAGGTAGACGCCCCGCACCCCGCGCAGCCGCACCGCGACCTCGGCGGCGACGGCGTGGGTCGGCGCGACGTATAGGGTCTTGCGCGCGGACGGGATCCGCTCCAGCTCGGCGCAGGCCTCGGCGCGGGTGCGCAGCACGTCCGCGGCCATGCGGGTCTTCCCGGCGCCCTCGGTCACCCGGATGACGGTGAGCCCGGGGCCCGCGCCCTCGATCGCCTCGCGGATGACGGGCGACGCCTCGGCCGCGGCGAGCTCGTCGGGGACGTCGCGCGCGTCGAGCTCCTCCCGGATCGCCCGGGCGCCGCCGCCCGAGGGGAGCGCCGCGTCGACCAGGGCCGCGAGGTCGGGCCAGTGCCGCGCGAGGTGGCCGTAGCCCGTGACCACCTGCGACGAGCGGACGCGGTCGGCGGTCGTCTGCCACACCTGGGGGCGGTCGTCGCTCTCGCCCGACGCAGCGCAGATCGCCCGCGCGAGCCCCGGCCCCTGGTCGAGCGGCACCCCGCGGTCGTAGCAGGCGCCGGCCAGCGCGAGGTGCACGCCGTGGCGCCCGCTGTGACGGCGCAGCGCCCGCCCGAGGTCGACCGCGAGCGCGCCGAGCTGGCCGACGTCCACCGCGGGCCGCGACTCGACGGGGCGGGCCGCGCGCGCCGAGCGGGTCGTGGGCGTGGCGTTGCCCGCGAGGATTCGCAGCGCCGGCGCCCAGGCGGGGATGGCAGCGACCAGCGTCCGGGCGTGGGCGAGGTCGCGGGGGTCGTCGTCGGGCACGTCGAGTTCGCCGACCGCGCGCGGGTCGCCGAGGGTCTCCGCGCGGGAGAAGGCCTCGTCGCGGGTGACGTGGGGGAGCCGCACCAGGCGCGGCCAGTCGGAGATGGACGGGTCGCCGACGATCCCGAAGCGCCGCGCGAGGTAGGCCACCGCGCGGAGGTACAAGCGCTTCCAGGCGATCTCGCTGGCGCCGTCGCAGACGATGTGCGGCACCGGGAGCCGGAAGATGATGCGGGCCCCGCCGCGGGTGCGGTAGCAGAACGCCCCGGGGTGCTGGAGCTCGAGGGCGTCGATGCGGAGGCGCAGGGCCGACCACCACGCGTCGTCGGCGCGCACCGAGCCGGATCCGCCCGTCGCCCGGTGGGCCGCGGCGCAGTCCACGTCGATGAGCAGCACGCACATCGGGACGCCCGCGGGCACCTCGGGGCGGGCGTAGGCCGCCGGGTCGGTGCCGAGGCGATAGGGCACCTGGGGGACGGAGTACGCCGCCGTGTGCGCGTCGCCCGCGTGCCCGAGGGTGAGCAGCCGCGAGAGGGGCATGTACTCGATGCGGCCGGGCGCGAGGGCCTTTGGCCACGCGCGGTATTGCTTCGGGCCGCGAGCGAAACAAGGGAGGAGCGGGTCGTTGAGCATCACGACGCGCCTCCGTCCGGGAGGGCGTTGCCGTAGCCGTCGACGGGCCACACCTGGGTCTCGTCGTCGATGGTGATGTCCAGGTCCGTCGGGCGCGTGCCGAAGCTCGACTCGCTCACCCGCCACGCGGACGAGGACAGCCCCTCCGCGGCGACGAGGGCGTCGGCGGGGGAGTCGGCCTCGACGTCGACATACGCCGACGCAGGCACCAGCACCGGGGTGGCGACGCGGTACCTCACGACGCGCCGCCGATCTGCGCCCGGAGCGCGTCGATGATGCGGTCGAGGTTCGCGCGCAGCGTCTCCGAGGGCTCGTACCGCGCGAGCAGCGCGATGCATCCCTCGTCGGAGGCGGTGGCGAGCCAGCGCTCCTGGTCGGGCGTCGTGCGGCCCGCGCCGTACTTCGCCTCCAGCTCGATGCGACGGCCCGACCCGCGGCACCAGCCCGTGAGGTCGGCAGCACCGACGGGCGCGCCGCGCATGAAGCCCCCGCGTCGCATCGTGTGGCCGCCGGGCACCTGGCGGAACAGCCTCACGCGCAGTACCCGCGGCACCACCAGCAGGATGGCGCTCATCCACTCCTGCTCGCTGGCGGCGCGCTCGGGGAGCGTCGCGTCGAGGTCGGGCGGGATCACCATGCGGCGAGCTCCTCCACGGCGGGCGCCGCGAACACCAGCCGCGGCACCGTGGGGGCCGTGGCGACCGCGGGCGCGAGCATCGCTCGGCGCGCGCGCTCCTCGTCGAGCATCGTCTCCACCTCGGCGTACGCCTCGCGCAGCGCCGCGACGGGCATGTACTCCCGCTTCCCGTAGCGCCGCCGCAGCCAGCCGTTGAGCTCGCGGGCGCACTCCTCGCGGTCGCCGCAGCCCGCCGCCGCCTGCTCGCAGGCCAGCGCCCACGTCACCCCGGCGAGGCGCTTCCGCGCGCGCTGGCGCTCCTCCTCGGCCAGCACCTCCGGGCGCACCTCGACGAGCTCGCCGTCGCGCTCGACGAGCTCGCGGCCCTGCGACGAGTCCGCGGCGACGAACGGGTGCGAGCAGTAGGGGCACACCTTCGCGTTGCTGGGGACCATCCCGAAGCACTTCGGGCAGTCCTTGACCGCGATGGCGCTCTTCGCCTTGCGCCTCTTCCCATCGAGGGTGAGCTCCACGTCAGCGTGGGGGAGATCGTGCTCCAGCACGCAGCCCGCGTGGTCGAGGATGATCGGCGTCGCCGACTGCCAGGGGCGGAGCACGCGGCCGGCGCACTGCACGTAGAGGGCGCGGCTCTTCGTCGGGCGCGCGAGGATGGCGCCCTTAACCGCCGGCTGATCCCAGCCCTCAGTCAGGCAGCCCACGTTGCTCACCACCAGCGTTTCGCCGCGGTCGATGCGGCGCAGGATCGCGGCGCGCTGGTCGGCGGGCGTCTCGCCGTCGAGGTGCTCCGCCGCGATGCCAGCGTCGCGGAACATCTGCGCGATGTGCATGGAGTGCTTCACGTTCACCGCGAAGGCCACGGTGCGCACGCCGCTCAGGTGCTTCTGCCAGTGCTCGACGATGCTCCCGAGGAGCTCGGCCTTGTCGCACTCCTCGGCGAGCTTCTCCTGGTCGTAGTCCCCCGCGACGGTCTTCACCTTCGAGACGTCGGCGCGGTGCGGGTGCGAGAACACCCGCGGCTCCGACAGGAAGCCCTCGGCCATGAGCGCGCGCGGCGAGGTCACCACCACCAGCCGCTGGTACACGTCGCCGAGGCCCCGCCCGTCGCCCCTGTACGGGGTCGCGGTGACCCCCACCACGAAGGCGTCGGGGTACGAGCTCACCACGTCGCGGTAGCTCTTCGACAGGGAGCGGTGCGCCTCGTCGATCACCACCATCGTCACGCCGCGCGGGAGCTGACGGCGGCGGAGCGTGTCGATCGAACACACCTGCACGGGCGCCAGCGGCCGGGCGCACTGCACCACGCGGCCGTCGACCACCATCCGCCCGTCGCCCATCACCACGCCGACGTCGCTTGCGGGGAGCCCCTGCGCGATGAGGCGCGCGCGGGCCTGGGCGATGAGCTCGGTGCGGTGCGCGATCACCAGCGCCCGCCCGCCCCGCGCGACCTCGGCCAGCACCCAATGCCCGAACAGCGTCGTTTTGCCCGCGCCGGTCGGCGCGACGGCCAGCACCCGCGCGCGCGGGTCTTCGGCGCGCGCGGCCTGCACGGCTGCGTCGCCCTCCACCTGGTACGGGCGCAGGCGGATCGGCTCCGACGGGGGCGCGGGTTCCGCGAGCCCGAAGAGGAGCTGTTGCGCGATGCCGGACGGCGCGCTCACTTGCGTGCGCCTCCGCGGGGGTTGGGACCGAGCGGGCACTGCTCGAGCACCCGGCAGTCATGCCGCGCGCGGAACGCCTCCCACGCCTCGGGGATCATCGCCGCGGGGATCTCCGCGCACCGGGCGTCGGCGGCGACGTGCGCCGCGGCGTCCCGCGAGTCGACGGGGCGACCGGGCGGGTTGCGCTGGAGCATCCGCGCCGCCGCGAGGTGCCGCTGGTAGTACCGCTCCGCGGCCTCGGCGACGGTGAGCGCGGGCGCTGCAACCACCGCGGCGGGCAGCGGGTCGTCGGGGAGCGCGGGCGCGGCGAAGCGCAGGGTCACGCAGCCCCCAGGATCTGCCGGGCGCGGTACGACCGGCCGCGGCATCCGACGCCTTCGAAGCACCGCACGTACCCGTCGCGCTCGACGCGCACGTCAAGGGCCACGCGTCCGCAGTCGACGCAAATGCGCGCGATCGCAGTGGCGATGACAGGCGCCTTACGCGACATCGCGCGCCTCCAGCGGACGGATGGAACCGTCCTCGGTGAGCACGCCGAGCGGCTCCGAGGGGACGAGCCCCGCCGCGACGTGCGCGTGGCAGACGAGCTCCTCCGCCTGACGCATCAGGCGGGCGACACGGGCGCGGGCGTCATCGTCGGGCGCGCGCGCCGCGACCTCGATAGCGAGGCGGCGCAGCGTGGCGAGGGCCAACCGCGTCAGCGGCGGGAGAGCGACGACGGGCGTGCCGGGCGTCATCGGGCACCCCGCGCGAGCAGAACGGAGCACCCGGTGCCCGCGAGCAGAAGCGCCTCGCCGACGAGCGCAAGAGCGACGGCAGCGTCACCGCCGCCGTGCGCAGCCTCGTCGCAGCCCACGAACGCGAGGCCCACGCCGCCGACGATCGCCGCGAGGCAGAGGAACGCGCAGAGGGCGCCGACGAAGTCCAGCGCAGGGCGCCGCAGTTGGGCCGGGCGGCGGTAGGGGGACTCGGGCGCGCTCATCGGCCGCTCCGCTGCGCGAGGTCAGCGAAGCCGCGCAGGATCGCCGCAGGCAGGTCCACGCGCAGGGCGTCGGCGAGCTGGGCCGCGGCGCCGGGCTCCACGTCGAGATGCAGCACCACCTGCACGCGACGCGAGGAGGAGGCCACGCACTTCGCGAGGGACACGCGGCGGATCACGCGGCCACCGTGGGGCGCTCGGCGACGTCCGCAGGGGCGGGCGTGGCGTTGGCGGCGGCGAGGTCGTCGGAGGGACGAGCGCGCCGCGCCCACGCCGCCATGGGGACAGCCCCACCGGTTGCCTCTTCGATCTTCGATGCCATCGTGACGGGCATCCGGTCGCCGCGGTCGCCGTCGATGAGGCGCGACACGTAGGTCCGCTCCAGCCCGGTCGCCTCACAGAACGCGGGCACGGTCCGGTGCGTCGCGCGGATGTGCCGCTCCAGGAGCACCGCTCCCAGCCATCGCGCCGCCGATTCTTCGACGTCGTCGGTAACGTTCTCGTCCATGGCTCACGTACTACCGTGCCGACAGGCACCGTGTCAAGCACCGTGCTTACAGGAACCCGCCCGATGGAGGAGAACCGTGCATCTTGCGCTTGAAACGACGTGCCGTGACACTTGGCACATGGACGAAACCACCCCCGGAGGCCGGGCGCGGGCCCTGCGCCTGCGCCTCAAGCTGTCCCAGGATCTCGCCGACCGCGGAGGCCCCGACCGCACCGTGATGAGCAAGATCGAGAGCGGGGCGAACAAGCTCCAGGGGGTCGAGTCGCGCGGCAAGCTCGCGCGGGCCTTCGGGCTCTCCCTGGGCGACTTCGACGCCTACCTCTCCGGGCAGCTCTCGCTCGACGACCTGATGGAGTCCCGCGTCGAACGCGAGGCGCGCGACACCCCCGAGCCCGAGGTGCCGTCGTTCGTCGGGACCTCCGCCGCAGGCTTCGACCGGGCCATCGCGACGGCCTTCCGTCAGGGGTCCTACGAACTGGCGGATCTGGACGCGGTGCGCGCGCTCCTCCGCTCGGGCGCCGCGCAGATCGCCGACCTCCCTCACCTCGACGAAGCCGCGCGTGCGTGGCTGCGCGGTGCGGCCCGGCTGCGTCGGATGGGGCGCCCCGTGACGGTGGCCACGCTGACGTGGGCGAGCACGGCGAAGGACGACGAGATGAACGCCGAGGCAACCGCGGCGCTCGCCGCGATCGGCGGCGCGCCGCCCGCCACCCCGGTTCGAACACCGCCCCGAGGGACGCCCTCCGTCCGCCCGCCGGAACCCGTGCCGATGAAAAAGTGACGCGAGAAAGCACCGTGCCTGTTGACACGGTGCCGGAACGGTGTCCATAGTAGCTCTCGACCCGCACGGCACTCCACGCCGCGCCGGTCGGAGCTCACGTGACCGACTTCGCCCTCATCCTCCCGCCGCCGCCCGCCCGCCGCCCGCGCTCTCCCCGCGTGACGCCCGTGCAGCCCGGCGTCGAGTGCCCTGCGCCCGGCACCCGTCCGGCCATCGCCCCGCCGCCCGTGCTCGACGCGATCGGCTGCGACGCGGAGTGGCTCGCGTTCTGCGACGAGCGCCGCGACGACGCGGTCGAGCACCAGGACGCGGACCCCGACGCCGAGTGGGCGGACCTGCCCGAGTGGATGGGCCGCTGCGCCGGGACGCACGACGGCGCCGCGCTGGGCGTCGGTGAGGTCGTCGGCGGGCGGCTGGTGTGGTCGATCGGCCCGCGGGGCGACGCGTGATCCGCCCCGAGGTGAACGTCACCGCGCGCGTGCCGTCGTCGGTGGTCGTCGGCGCCGCGTGGCTCACGCTGCGCGTGCGGCTCCAGTGCGGCCAGTGCCTGATGCAGGACGACTTCAGCGTGCGGCAGTGGGGCGAGGCGAACCCCGTCGTGGAGCGCGCCGATGAGCGCGACGCCCGCGCGGCGTTCGACGCGGTGGCAGCGGCGCTCGCCGCAGGCTGGGCGGTCACGTCGACCACCGACCTCCGGTGCTTCGTGTGCCGCGCCGCCGAGGACTTCGGGGCGCCTGCGCGGAGGGCTGCGTGATGCCTGTCGTGGTGCTCAATCACGCGGACAGCGCCGTCGCCGCGCGCATCATCGAGCGGCTCCAGCACACCTACCCCGAGGTGTCGATCCGCGGCACGGAGCCGCGCCGCCGTCGCCAGCGGATCGAAGTCACCGCGACGCGCGACGGTGGCGAGCTCTGCCTCGTCGCGCATGCCGCGACGCGCGCGGAGGCGCTGGCGCAGATCGCTGCCGCAGTTGGGGCCGACACGTAGCAGCGTCGGAGGGGCTGGCGGGGCGCGCAGATCTTCCCGCGCGGCATCGTCCCCCCGTGCCTCACCCGCCGCCCCCTCGGGCGCTGCAACGACGACAGACAACGACCACGGAGGATGACGACGATGGAACGACTCAACGAACAGCAGCGGGCCAAGCTCGCGCAGGATCTCCCCCGCGAGGCAGTGAAGACGCTCCCGGGGAAGAAGGACCGGGACGGCTCATCGATCGGGTACGTCGACGGCCACTACATCGTGACGCGGCTGAACGAGGTGTTTGGCTTCGAAGGGTGGGAGCTGTCCTACGGGGCGCTCTCGATCCTCGACGGCGACCGCCCCGTCGTCCACGTGCCGACGACGCTGAAGGCGGGCGGCGTGACGCGCGCCGACATCGGCGTGGGGCTGGCGGCGACAAAGAGCCCCGACTCGATGGAGACCGCCATCAAGGGCGCCTTCACGGACGGGCTGAAGCGCTGCGCGCGGACGTGGGGGGCGAGCTTCGGCCTCGCCCTCTACGACAAGGACAAGGACAGCCGCGCGGTGGGGTGGTCGTTCGAGGTGCAGGAGGTGATCGCCGCGTGGGACCGCGTCACCGACGCCGCGAGCTACGACGAAGCCCGCAAGGTCGCCGCGAAGGCGTGGGCGGACCTCGCCGCCGACGAGCGGACGGCCGTGCGCCACGCGCAGGAGCGCGCCGCGGCCCGCGTGCCCGACCGCGACGCCAGCGCGCCCGCGAACACCACCACCCCTGCGCCCGCCCCGAAGCTCTCCCCCGCCGTGCAGACCGCGTGCGACCGCATCGCCGTCGCCCTGTCGTCGCGCACCGTCGTCGCCGCGATCCTCGCCTGCGACGCTCGCGGGACCGCCGCGGCGCCGCTCGACGCGGCCGTCGCCGCCCGCCGCGCCGCGGGTGTCGACCTGGGGGACGTGGAGGCGACGCTCGCGCGGGCCCGCACCGTCACCGCGACGCCCGCGCAGTGGGAGCAGTCGGCCGCGGCCCTCGCGGCCTTCGACGGCGCCGCCGACGCCGCGGCCCTGAACGCCGCGCGCAAAGCCCACGCGGCCGCGATCGTGGCGCTCCCGGAGGCGCTGCGCAGCGGCGTGAAGAGCGCGGCCGACGCGCGCGCCGCGGCTCTCGGGGCGCCCACCGCGGCGTCTGCGCTGCTCGCGCGGGCGAAGGCGGCGAAGACCACGGACGAGCTGACGAAGCTGCACACGGAACTCACCGCTGCGGTCGAAGGGCGCCGCATCGCCACGAAGGCCGAGGTCACCGCGATCACCGACGTGCTGAACGCGCGCGCCGAAGAGCTGGCCGAGCGCGCGGCGATGGCGGCGGCGTGATGACCGCCCGCCGCCTCACCGCCTCGGGCCTTGCGCTCGCCGCCGCGTGCCCCGCGGCCTACGCGCTGCCGGCCGTCGAGGACAACGAGACCGACGCCATGCGCGCCGGCACTGGCCGGCACGCCTACCTGGACTCGCTGGCGCTCGGGCTCTTCGGCCTGGAGGCGTCGGTCGCGGCCGCCCGCGACGGAGCGCTCTCGCTCATCCCGGCCGACGCCTCGTGGCGCGCCACCTGCGAGGCGATCGACGTGGAGCGACTGCTCGATGTGACCGGCGCCCGGGACGGCCGCGTCGAGGTCGGCACGGTGCTCACCTGGTGGCCCGCGACCGACACCGCCGAGACGACGCGCGCCCAGGAGCACCGCGCGTACCGCGACGACCTCACGGCGCTGCACGGCACGGCGGACTGGATCGTGACTGCCCCCGACGGCGGGGTGACGGTGGTCGACTTCAAGGGCTCGATGCGCGGCCCCGCGGCCGAGGATCACCCGCAGATCGCGTTCTACGCGCTCGCCTACGCCCGCGTGCACGGGCTGTCCCAGGTGACGGTCGCGCTGGTGTACATCGACGAGGACGGCACGCTGACGCGCGATGACCACGTGCTGGACTCGTGGATGCTCGACGCGTGGGCCGGGCGCTTCGCCGCCCTGCACGCCCGCGTCGCCGCCGCGGTCGCCGCGCCCGGCGAGCACGTCCGCGTGGGCGACCACTGCGGCAACTGCCCGGCCATGCGGGTGTGCCCGGCGATGGCGGCCCTCGCCCGCGAGCTCGTCGCCGCGCCCCCGTCGCCCGAGACGTACCCGGCGCTCGACGACGCCGCAGCGGGCGCCGCGTGGGCGAAGGTGCAGGTGTTGCGGGAGCTGCTCGACCGCGCCGCCGCGGCCCTGCGGGTGCGCGCTGAGCGGCGGGGCCTCCCGCTCCCCGACGGTCGGTGGCTGACGCCCGTCGAGTCGACGCGCCGCACGGTGGACGTCGAGAAGGCCCTCCCGTTGCTGCGCCAGCTCGTCGGCGACCGGGCGGAGGGCCTGGTCGAGCGGTCCCTGTCGGCCGCCGCGGTCGACGCCCTGGCCCGCGAGCTCGCGGCGGCATCGGGCGACACGGCGAAGGCGACGGGCGAGCGGGTGTGGACGGCCCTGCGCGAGGCGCGCGCGGCCCGCGAGGCGACCTACGTGCAGCTCCGGCCGAAGAAGCTCGCAGGGGGTGCGCCGTGAGGTTCCGCGTGGTGGTCGACGGGAACGCGCGAGAGGTCGAGGCGCCCGACGCCGAGGAGGCCGCGCGCACCGTGGTCGAGGGCTTCGTGTGGGTCGACGACCCGCCCGGCGACGGCGACACGGTGACGGCTCACGTCGTCGAGGTTGGCGGGACGGAGGTCACGTCCTGGGATGTGCGCGCGGCCTACTCGCTGGACTGCATCACCGACGAGGCCGACGACGACCCGACGGACGACGAGCTCGCGCTGCTGGGGGTGAACCCGTGAAGCGCGGGCTACGCATCGCCCTGGCCGACGCGCGGCGGCGCGGGGCCGCGGAGGGCAGCGAAGAGGCCGTCGAGGCAGCACGCAAGCCGCTCGTGCGGCGGACGGTGATCGCGGGCGACGCGCGGGCGCAGGCATTCGCGCGCGCCCTGGCGGAGATGGATGACCACGGATTCGGAGGCGACTCGTGAAGTGCACTCACTGCCGCGGCTACGGCTGCGCTCAATGCCTGTTCGTCGGAGCGACTCCGACGCGCCCGCCGGTGCTCGTGTGCCCGGCATGCCGCCTCGCGTGGAACCGCTGCGCCTGCGGCTCCCGGCCCTGCCCTCTGGACGTCGCCGCGAGGTACGCGTGAGCGCCCCCGCGTCGCTCGCCCTCTCGCGCCTCCGGGTGTGGCCGGGCAACCCCCGCAAGACGGTCCCCGACCTCACGACGCTCACCGAGAGCGTGCGCAAGGTCGGCGTGCTCGCCCCGCTGCTCGTGCGCGAGCTCGCCGAAGCCATCGAGGAAGGGCACGAGAGCAACGGCCCCGAGGGCTGGGTGATCGACAAGCTCATCACCCATGAGGTCATCGCGGGCCAGTGCCGCTACCTCGCGGCCACCGCCGCGGGCCTCGCCGAGGTGCCGGTCACCGTGCGCGAGGTCGACGATGCGACGGCGCTCGAGCTGGGCCTCGTCGAGAACGCCCAGCGCAACGCCCCGGCGCCCATGGAGGAGGCGGAGGCGCTCGACGCGCTTGTCCGCACCCACGGCCGCTCCGTCGACGACGTCGCCGCCCGCCTCGGGCACCCGGTGACGTGGGTCCGCCGCCGTCTGGCGCTGCTCTCGCTCTGCCGCGAGGCGCGCACCTGGCTCACCTCAGGCAAGCTCCCGCTCGCCCACGCGCTCCAGCTCGCGGCGGTCGACGAGGCGACGCAGCTCCGCGTGGTCGAGCGGTTCCGGCACGTCGAGGCGCTCCCGTCGTCGAAGCTCTTCGGCAGCGACGTGGCCACCTACCTGCGCACGCTGGCGTCGGCGCCCTTCGATGCGGCCGGGTGCGCCGGGTGCTCGACGCGCACTGACGTGCAGGCGGACCTGTTCGGCTCGACGCCCGACAACGCGCGCTGCCTGGGGCCCGCGTGCTGGGACGCGAAGGTCGCCGAGGTGTGGACGGCGGCGCAGAAGGTCGCGAAGCGCCGCAAGCTCCCGGTGATCGCAGACCCCATCGAGCACGACTGGCGCGGCCTCGCCCGCCTGCCCGACGGCCGTCTGCTCACCGCCGCGTCCCCGTCGGAGGACGCCCGCCCCGTCGCCGTCGCCCGCGACCGCCACGGCCGCGTGCTCGACCTCTACGAGCCCCCGCCCGCCCCCGCGGACGGCGACGCCGACGAGGAGGACGAGGACGAGGTGCCCGACGCCCGCGAGGCCGAGCGCGCCGCCAAGGCCGCCGCAGCGCAGGAGCGCAAGGCCGCAGCCGACGCCGCCCGGCTCGCCACCGTCACCCGCCTCACGGAGGCGCTGGCGTCGCCCGCTGGGCTGGTGGCGGGGCTGCGCCTGGCGCTGCTCACCGTCGCCCGCGACCTCGACGGGACCCGCGACCTCCGCGTGGTGCTGGAGGCCCGGGGCATGTCGCCCGCGGTGTTCCGCGACGCCGAGCTGGCCGCCGAGGTGCCCGAGCGCGACCTCGCGCTGGTGCTCGCGGCGACGCTCTGCGCGGCGTGGGCCACCGACCCTGACGCCGACGACGCGGAGCCGCTGGAGCGGGCGCTGCGGGCGCTGCTCGTCGCGCCGGCCGTGGCCCGCGCCCCGGCGCCCGTTGTCGCCACGGCGCCCGCGGCCAGCGGTGACGCGGTGCGCGTGTGGGTGCCCGAGGCCGCGTGGGACGCGCTCTCGCAGGACGACCGCGACGACCTGACGGAGCCGTTCGGGGGCGTCGTCATCGAGTGGCAGGGCACCGACGGCTACGTGTTCGCGGACGTGCCCGCGGAGGCGCTGTCGACGATGCGCGGCATGCTGGAGGCGCTGGGCGCGGGGGCGGTCGAAGGGGCGGAGCGGCCGACGGTCACCATGCTCGTGCGCCGCGGCGACTGGCTCCAGCACCGCAGCGGGTTGCGGGACACCGCGAAGGCGCCGCTGCACAAGCAGTGGCTCCCCAAGGGCGAGAGCCGCGCGGCCACCGTCCAGCGCGGCGACGAGGTCATCGGCAAGGTGCTCGCCTACTGCCAGGAGCACAAGGTGCCGCTGTTCGTGAACGGCAAGCAGGTGACGGGGGCCGAAGCGACGGCGCCCACGAAGAAGGGAGCGAAGTGATGAGCTACACGGTGATTTTCCTCGACACGAAAGGCCCGGCGAAGCTGGGCACCTACGCCGACAAGGGCCTCTGCCGCAGGGCGTGGCGCACCTGCAACGCGGGCGCGGCGATCCTCGGCCCCGACGGCGCGCTGCTGGAGTGCAAGAGCGGCACGACCGCGGCGGCGGAGAAGAAGCTGACGGCGTACGCCGAGCACCTGCGCCGCCAGGGCGGCATGGCGACGGAGACCGCCCCCGCGCGCAGGGCGGCGCCGGTCGCCGTGGTCGAGGTGGAGGCCGAGGCGGCCGACGAGGAGCGCGCCGAGCTCGACGAGGAGCCCGCTCCCGCGCCGCCCACGCGGCTGGCGCCGACGGTGAAGCCCGTGCCGGTGGCCGCTCCCCCGCCGCCCGCTCCGGCGCTGAAGGTCGGCGACGTTGTGTCCTTCCCCGGGACGGGGCCGCTCGGCCGATGCTTCGCGGTGGTGCGCGCGCTGGTGGGTATCGGCGCACTGGTCGAGTTCGACAACCACGGCCAGCCGTTCTCCGTGGACCGCGACTCCATCACGCGCGACGGCGAGGGCTGGACGTGCAGCACGCCGTTCCCCGCCCCGCCGGTCGCCGCCCCGCGCCCCGCCGAGGTGACGCACGCGCTCCACCCCGCCACCGGCGCCGTGGTGCAGGGCGACGACACCGAGCGCCTCACGCCCGCGAAGTGCGGGGCGATGGGCTGCGACGCGGCGCCGGGCATCGACCGCAGCAACGTCCGCCCCGCGTGGAGGCCCTTCTGCGGTGCGTGTCGCGCGGTGATCCGCGAGCGGTCGCGGTCGTTCCCCGGCGGCGAGGAGGCGGTGATCGAGCACATGCGCGAGGGCACGCTTCCGCCCGCGCGGCGCGGCCCCGTCTCGAAGAAGGCCGCCCCGAAGCGCACCGCGAAGGTCGTCGCCCACCGCGACCCGAAGCCCACCCGGGCTCCGTCGCCCGCGCGCACCCTCGCCGCGGGCCTGGAGCGCGTGAAGCGCCACGCGGCGGTCGTCGACGCCCTCGGCGGCGTCGAGGCGGCTGAGCAGCTCGCCGCCGCGGTGCGCGACGCGGGCGGCGTCGCAGTCGTCGTCGATGCCCTCACCGAACTCCGGAGCGTAGCGTGAGCGCCCGCATCTACACGGGCGCGGAAGCGTGGGGGCTGCTCGACGCGGCGACGCCGGGACCGTGGTCGGCTGAGTACGACGCCATGCCGACGCTGTACATCACGCAGGCAAGCGAGCCGCATCAGGACATCGCGACGGACCTCGATGCGACCGACGCCGACGCCCGCCTCATGGCCGCCGCCCCCGACCTCGCGTACACGGTCGACCAGCAGGCCGCCACGATCGCCGACCAGCGGCGCGAGATCGAGCGCCTCACCGCCGAGCGCAACACGGCCCTCGCTGACGTGGCACTGTGGCGCAGCCTTGCGGAGCGTAGGGGCGCCGAGATCGCGACGCTGTCCGCGGGGCGCAGCGAGGTGGAGCACGCGGCCGTCGCGGTCGCCGAGCGTGTGGCGGTGCAGCGCGACGCGGCCCTGGCGCAGGCCGAGGAGCTCACCCGCGCGCTGCGGTCGGCGCAGGACGAATCGCAGCGGTGGCGCGCTGCCGTGCGCAATGCGGCAATCAAGGTCTCGGCGGCCTTCCACATGATCGACCGCGACTTCAGTGGCCCTGCGCAGGACGCCGCTCACGAAGAGCTCGACGCCGCGATCGACACCCTTCGCCGCGAGCTCGATGCCGAGGCTCCCCGTGTGTAGCCCCCACCGCCGCGCTCTGCGTCGCCTCCGCGCGCGGGCGGGGATACGCCTCGCGGTGCGCCGCGACGGCGGGCTCTGGCGCGTGGTCGAGCGCCTCAGCGACTGCCAGGTGGCCCGCCGCGAGCTCGCCGACGCCCCGACGCGCCTCGGGGCGCTGCACCTCGCGGCGACGCGGATCGCGAGGCCGCGGTGACCGCCCCCGCACCCGCCGATCCGCTCGTCACCCACCTCGGGCAGCTACTGCTGCACCTCGCCCGCATCCGCGCCGCTGAGCGCGCCGCCAATGACACGCGCCCGCCCGCGGCGGTAGCGTCCGGGAACCGACGATGAAGGCCGCCCTCTACCTCCGCGTCTCCACCGAAGATCGCGCGGTCTCGCTCGACGCGCAGGAGGAGGGCGCCCGCGCGTGGTGCGCCCGCGAGGGACACTCCGTGGTGGCGGTCTACCGCGACGACGGCGTCTCGGGGGCCGAGTGGACGAACCGCCCCGGCGTCGCCGCGCTCCTCCCTGACGCCCGCCGCACGCCGCGCCCGTGGGACGTCCTGGTGGTGCGCGACCTTGACCGCCTCGGGCGCGACTCGCTCCGCACGCCGCTGCTCGTCTCCGACCTCAACGACGCGGGAGTGTCCGTCGTCGAGTGGTCGACCGGGCGCACGGTGGAGCTCGATGGCGCGCAGCTCCTGGTGGTGCAGATCCGCGCCTACTCGGCCGCCGAGGAGCGCAAGGCCCTCTCCGAGCGCGTGCGCGTGGCCCTGCGCCAGCGCGCCGAGCGGGGCGACGTCGCAGGCGCGAAGGTCTACGGCTACCGCCACGTGCGCGAGGGGACGCGGGTGCGCTACGCGCTCGACGAGGCCGAGGCCGCCGTGGTGCGGGAGATCTACGAGCGCGCCGCCGCGGGGGAGAGCGGCCGCGCCATCGCCCGGGCCCTCACCGCCCGCGGGGTGCCGCCGCCGCGCGCGACCGTGGCCGGCGCGTGGTGCTCGTCGACGGTGCACGCGATCTGCCGCTCTGCGCGCTACCGGGGCGAGGCATCGTGGGGGCGACAGTCGAGCGCCTACAAGGGCGGGTCGCGGGTGGCGGTCGAGCGCACGGGCGTCGTCGGCCAGGTGCCCGCCGTGGTCGACGCGGTCCTCTGGCAGCGCGCGCAGGCTCGGTCCGCGGCCGTCGCCCTCACTCGCCCCTCCACGGAGCCGCGCTACCTGCTCGTCGGCCGGGTGGTCTGCGACCACTGCGGCGGCCCCATCGCAGCGTGGCGCACGGCGCGTCGGAGCACCGGGGAGCGCCCGACGGCGTACCGCTGCCTGCGCCATGCGAGCGCCGGGGCCGTCGCGTGCAGCGCGTCCTACTGCCGCCCCGCCGCCCCCTACGATCGCGGGGTGCTCGCGGCCATCGGCGGCGCTCTGGAGCCTGCGCGGGTGCGCGAGGCCGTCGCCTACGCCCGATCGCTCCAAGAGGCTCCCGCGCGCGACACCCGCCGTGAGGAGCTCGCCGCCACGATCGCCCGCGCCGAGGCCCGTGCCGCTCGCCTCGGTGCCGCGCTCGAGCACGGAGACGATGACGTCGCCGCCCTGGTCGCCCGCCGCCGCGCCGCCCGCACCGAGGCCGACACCGCCCGCGCCGAGCTCGCAGCCCTTGGCGCCGCCGCCCCCGTGCTCGACCTCGCGGTGGAGCGTGAGCTCGTCGCCCTCGCGGCTGACGTCCGCGCTGCCCTCGCCGAGGGCTACGACCGCGCGACGGCCGGGGACGCCGTGGCGATGCGCGCGCTCCGGGGCATCGTGGCCGCCGCGCTCCCGGTGCCGCTCCGCGCCCGCGTCGAGGGCCGCGAGCTGGTGATGGTGGGCGAGCTCCGCCCCGGTGGCTGCATCACCCTGGCCGAGACCCGTCTGTGTCCCGGACAGAACACACTCCCCCACTGGACGGTGCCCGTCCGTGCTGCGGTTTGACGATCGACCAAACCGCGGCGACCCGCCGTCACCGAACGGCGATCAGGCGACACCCCAGGGCGGCCACCACGCGAAGGTAGCGCGGCACCTCGGGGGCGTCCGAGTGGGCCGTCACCCACCGGGCCAGGGCGTCCGCCACGGCCTCGGCGTCGGTCGCCCACGGGCGGAGGGCCTCGTCGGGCAGGGCCGCGCCGTCGAGAGCCGCCAGCGCCGCCGACCATGCGCGGTCGGCCTCCTCCTCGTCCGCGTCGTTGTCCTCGGGCTCGGGCTCGTCGTCGCGGTCGCCGCGGGTGAGCCACGCGTCGAGCGCGCGGTCGTCAGCGGGTCCCCATTCGCGCAAGGTCGTCATGGTCGTCGGTCCTCTCGTGGTGGTGCGGCGAGGGAGGGCCGTCCCCTCCCCCGCCAGCGGGTTCAGCAGTCGTCGGTGTACTGGCCCTCGTAGGGGTCGAAGCCGACGTCGCTCACGTCGGGCTCGTAGTCTTCGGCGGGGTCACCGTCGCGGTCGGCCACGTACTCACGGCCCTCGGCGCGTGCCTCGTCGAGCGCGCGGGACACGAGGGCGATTGCGGCCTCGCGCCCGTCGTCGCCGAGGTCGAGGAGGAGGCGGATCTTCGCGACGAGGAGGTCGGGCGACTGCACCGCCGCGTCGTCGGCGATCATCGCGTCGATCGCCGCCACGACGCTCACGTCCTCGGTGAGGATGAGCCCGAGGCCGCAGCCCGCGCAGGTACCGGCGCCGACGCCCGCGGGGAAGGTGTGGGTGGTGCCGCAGATGCAATCCATGGAGGTCGTGTTGTTCATGCCCTTCTGTACGTACGGAAACGGCGCGGGTTACTCGAATTGCACTCACAAAATTACGAGCCGAAGAATTGTGAGTGAAAGGTGTTGACACTACGAACGCAAGGCCGTAGATTCAAGGTGTCGAGGCGATGACGCCGCGACGAAAGGCCGCCACGATGAACACCCGCCTCGCCGAATACATCGCCCGCTCGTCGGAGCCCTCGCACGTCGAGCTGCTTCGCGCCGCGGCTGGCCGCTGGCCGGAGCACGCGGGCAACCTCATGGCGGCGGACTGGTGGCCGGATTTCCAGCCCGGTCGCGAGGGCGGATGCCACGTCGCCGCGCTGAAGGACGGCGTGACCGTCCTCCTGGCCGTCGCTCCGACCCGCGCGGGCGTGCTCGCCGCCATCAACGCCCGCTGAAGGAGATCCTCGATGAGCGAGCCTGTGATTCCCCGCGACGCCCTCCTCGGCTACTGCCCCTCGCCCGCGTGGCGCGCCGCCGTCGCCGTGCTCTGCCCCGGTGACGCCGCGCACGCGGTGGACGTGCTCGGGCCTGTCCTCGCCCAGGTGCGCCGCGTCGCCCCTGCGGGCGCTCTGCCTGCGCTCGACGTGGCCTCGCGCGCCCTGGCCGACGGGTCGCTGCACCTCGCCCTGCGCGATGCGTCCGCGGAGCTGCGCGCAGCCTACGAGCTGGAGGCGCCGCCGATCGCCGCGGGGACTCGTCGCACGCGCGAGGCGCACGCCGACCGCTGGCGCCGCCCGTGGGTGGACCCCTGCGGCGACCCGGCCGAGCTGCGCCCGCTGGCCGCGTCCGTCGACGCCGTCTACGCGGTCGAGGGGTGGGCGAGTTCGAAGCCCGCGAGCCTCACCGCCTACTACCTGCGCGCCGCGTGGGAGTGGTCCGCCGCGACAGAAGAGACCGCGCGATGAGCACCTGTCCGTGCGGCTGCGGCGCCGCCGTCCCCATCTACCCCGCGTGCGTCGCCTGCGGCCGCGAGTGGGCGCCGGGCGTGCTCGGCCCGGACGGCCGGTGTCCGGTGTGCTGGGAGGCGGGGATGGCCCCGTCGGAGAGCCACCTCGAGACCACGCGCCTGATGCGCCGCACGCTCGACGCGTGGGCGGGGCGCTACGGCGACCACCGCGCGGGTGTGTGGTACCCGTCGGCGCCGTGGGCGCGGCGTCGCTTCGTGGCGTACGCCCGCGAGGAGGGTGGCGAGCTCAGCGCGGCCATCGAGGCGACCGGGCCGCGGGTGCTGCTGCGGCGCGTGACGCGGGTCCTGCGCCTGGCCACGGAGGTGACGCCGTGCTCCAGGTGAGCCTCGACACCACCCACCACGACGGCGACCGCTGCGCCGTCTGCGACGCGCGCGAGCCCGACGGCCGGGCGGTGGAGCCCTTCGTGGTCTCCGCCGCCGACGCCTACGACGTGCCCGAGGAGGACGGCATCCCGGGCGTCCCCGCGTCGGAGATCCGCGCGCACATCCGCCGCGCGGGCGGCGACCGTCGGGTGCATGGCGCGGGCGCGCCGCTCTGCTGCGTCTGCTACCTCGCGGCGTTCGCGATCCGCGACATGCTGCCCGCCGACCCCAACCCCGACGGCACCGGGGACTGGTGGTGACCGCCTCCCTCGTCGCCCGCTGCGCCACCTGTGGCACCTGCTACGACGTGCGCGCGTGGCCCTGGCTGGAGACGCTCGGCGCCGACCGCCGCGTGTGCGCTGTGCCAGGCTGCGGCGCCCCCGTCGAGCGCGCGAACGACACCGCCCTGCGCATCGCCGCCGAGGGGCGCGACGCCGCCAACGACGACCGTGATACACAACGAAGAGGAGTGAGTGACCCCATGCCGAAGCCGAAGAAGTCCCCCACGAAGAAGCCCGACGCCCCCGTGGACGAGACGCCCGCGATCCTGTCGATCCGCGGCCACACGCCCGATGACTACGCCGCCTTCGAACGCGCCCGCACACGGCTGTCCGCTCGTGTCGGTGGGGCGTTCGTCTCGCTCTCGCAGGCCGTGCTCGTGCTCGCTCGCCTCCAGGCCGCCCGCGAGGACGCCGAGGAGCGCGCCCGCGTCGAGGCCGAAGCGCGACCCGCGCGCGATGCGCTCGTGCTGCGGTACCTCACCGCCCGCGCGGCCGTCGAGCAGACCACCGTGGAGGGCTGGCAGGGAACCGCCGCCGACCGGGCCGCGCTCGTCGCCGCCGAGGAGCGCGCCCTCGGCGAGCTCGCCCGCGACGCGGGGCTGGCGAGCCAGTAGCACCTTCGAAATGACGAAGCCCCCGCCAGCCGTGAGGCCAGCGGGGGCGCCGGGGTCTGCCGGGCGGTGTCACCCGCGGGTGTCAGAGCACGAGGCCGCGGCCCTGCGCCCTCACGTAGCCCTGCACGCGCCGCACGTACGCCCGCGGGTCGGCGAGGGGGCATCCGTGGTCCGCGAGCCCGTAGCGGTAGCGGCGCAGCGACGCCGCCCAGCTCCCGCACGAGCGCAGCCCCGCGCGCAGGGTCCCTGCGACGCACCGGGCCTGCCCCTCGACGCTCACGTCCAGCACCCCCGCTCGCCGCACGTAGCAGCCGCAGAGGATCGCCCCGCGGGTGCCCAGCCCGCTCTCCAGCGTGCAGACCGCGAGGGCGAGGGAGACGGGAACGCGGGCCGCGACGGCGTGGCGCTCGATCGCGTCGACGGCCCCCTGGTCAGGGAGGCGCGACAGGCCGAGGGCGAGACGGAGGACGGCGGCGAGGATCACGTCGAGAACTCCACCAGCCGGGCGTAGACCGCGGCCCGCTCGGCGTCGCTGAGCCCGTCGTCGCGCAGCCACTCCACCGCCCACTCCTCGCCCTCGATCTGCGGAGCGACCCAGCACGCAGCCTCGTGCTTCTGCGCCCACCGCAGGGCCGTCCACTCGTCCTGGCGGTGGCGGTTGCCCCGGTCGTCCTCGGCGGCGGCGAGCTGAAGGAAGCGGCCGACGCGCGGCCCCTCGGGGAGCGCGGCGAGCTCGGCGGCGTGCTTGCGGATGTGCCGCGTGAAGCCGCCGCTCCCGGCGCTCCACGAAGCCGACGCGCACAGGCTCATCCAGAGCGTGACGGGCTTCTGCGAGGGCACCCACGACAGGCGCGGGTCGACCTCTTCGAGCTTCACCCGCGCGTTGCGCATGTGTCGGCGGAGGTTCCAGCACCCGATCGCGGCGTTGTCCTCGGTGGCCTTGTACCAGCGCTCACCCGTGACGCCGGACCGGCCGAGGATCTTAGCCACATCGTCGGACTTCGCCCCGACGACCCACGCGCACTCAGGGTCGGTCGCGCAGGGCGTCCCCTCGTGGCCGCCCTCGATGCCGTACTCCCCGAGCTCGTGCAGGTCCTTGGACCCGATGGCGCCGTAGCCCCGGTGCGGGTCGCCTGCGAACGGCCGCTTGCCCTTGCGGATGGACTCGGCGCGCTCGCTCTCGTCGCCGCGCAACCACCCGGTGGTGTTCATGCTGTTGCCGTTCGCCGCGAACCCGAGCAGCACGGCGAGCGGGAGCCCGGGGAGGCACACGTCGCGGGCCCTCGCGCTCCACACGCCCAGGTCGCCCTCGGCGTACTTCTCCAGGCGGCGGCGCTTGTCGCGCGCCCATTCGATGGGATGGTCAGCCCCCATGGCCAGCCTCCGCCGCATCGGCCGCGGCGCCCCCGTCGGGCGACGAGGAGGGGGCGTGCGGGGCGTCCTCGCAGCGCGGGCGGCTCATCTCTTCGGCAAGCGCGGCGACGCCCGCGAGGGCCTTCAGCGCGATCGGGAGCGCGGACGCGCCCGTGCCGCACCCGGTGAGGGTGAGCGTCAGGGAGAGGCAGAGCGCGCGGATCACAGCGCACCTCGAATGCGGTGCCGCGAGGTGATCGGCTGGGCCGCGGCCGTGGTCTCGTCGGGCGACCGCTCCGGCTCCTCGCCGGGTACCACCGTCGGGCGCAGGCCGCCGTCGGGCGACGCGGTGAGTTCGGCGACGCGCGCTTCCGCTGCGAGGGCCCGATCGCGCCACTGGCGCCCGTTCTCTATGGCGTCGACCGCCGCGGCGTGGCTTGCGTCGCCGATACGCTGCGCGCGCGCCACATCGGGATCGACAGGCACCACGTCCAGCCGCGGCGCGGGGCGCCCCGTCACCACGGCGACGAGCTGGAGCCCCGACCGCAGCACGTCGGGGAGGAGCGCGACGACGGCCTCCACCGCGGCGCGGGCGCGGGGGTAGGGCGCGACGACGTGGGAGACGATGGCGTACAGCACGCGAGCCACGGCCGCGAGGAGCGCGAGCGCGAGGGGGAGGCGGACGGGATCGGTGAGGAGGTCGAGGAGCTTCATGGGTGCCTCAAGAGCGAGGGTGTGAGGAGTGCCGCACGTCGTCGGAGATCTCGCCGACGCGAGAGGTGAGCGCGTCGAGGAGCGTGGCAAGGCGCGTGGCCTCGCTCGCGGCCTGATGCGAGCGGGTACCCAGCAGCTCGACGCGGGCGCGGAGGTCGGCGACGGCCTGCTGCAGGACGGCGATCTGAGCGCCTGACTCGGCCGCGCGCTTCACGTCGGCGCGCAGCTCGGCGTGGTCGCTGCGGATCTGCGTGAGGGCCGCGTCGAAGCGACCCCAGGCGACGCCGCCCGCGAGCAGCGCGGAGAGCGCCGCGACCAGCAGCCCGCCGAGCGCGAGGAGGCCGGGCGTGAGCGTGACGCCGGGCGCGGCCTGGGCGAGGAGCGCGAGCATCACAGCTCCACGCCCGCGAGGCCGCGCAGCCGGATCGCCAGCACCGACGCCCCGAAGCCGCCGGCGACGCCGCCGCCGAAGGCCGTGTGCACGATTCGGAAGTACGTTCCCTGCGCCGCGCCGATGGCGGCGACGCCGGTCTCAGGCGGCACGACGAGCGTCCACGACGTCGGCACAGCACCCGCCGACCCGACGCCCCAATAGGCCGCGATTCCCGTCGTGCGGCGCGACAAGCGCAGCCAGAGCTGCCCGCCAGTGCGCTGTCCCGACGAAGGCCCGGAGGCCGTCCCCGCGCTGGTGTACACGGTCGCGACCGTGCGTCCGGGCTCCATGGTCCCGTCGGCGTAGAGGGCGAGGGCGTACAGGTCGTCTGCGCTGGTGCCCACCTGGAGGATCAGGCGGGTGTTGGCCGCGCCGTCGCCCGCGGTGATCTGCACGCGGCAGAGCGCGTCCCACTCGTCGCCGTCCGGCACCAGCCCGGCCTGATAGGCGTGGCACGCGCCGTCGGTGGTCGCGGGAATGCTCAGCGAGAGCCGCGCGGGACCCGTCGACCACGCGGCCGTTGCGGTGCCCGAAAGCGTGGCCACGGTCCACCCGCCGCCCGTGAGCGGGTCGACCACCTGACGGGCGAGCGTCGCCGCGAGCTCAGGCCCGCGCGTCGGCTCGGCTTCGAGCGCATCGCCGAGGCCCTCCCACACCTGTTCGGCGGTGACAGAGCCGCTCGTCGGCGCGTCGTTGACGATCAGACCGCCGCTCACTGCGCACCTGCCAGCCAGAACTCCACCGTCGTCCCAGCGCCGCTGGCGGTGAGCTCGACGTCGAGATCCTCCGCGCAGTCGTCGGCGTCGGGCACGATCGTCAGCGTGGCGCCCGCGGCGACGGGGAGCCCCGACGACACGGAGACCCACTCCGACCACGGCCCCGCGCGGTGCGTGCGGCGGCGCACGCGGCACGCGGTCAGGGTCTGCGACCCGTGGGTGTTCTTGATCGTCAGCCGCCAGCGGGCAGCGTGATCCAGCGGGAGGGTGTTGATGGTGGCCGACGCGGCGATGGTCGCCGTCCGGCCGGGGACGTTGCAGGTGAGGGCCATGGGTCTCCTGGGGATGTTGCGAGCGCGCATCCAGGGGATGCGGCGGGGCTACGGTCGAAGGGGAGCTCTCAAGGGGCGGGCGACGCGCGTAGGATGGCGGCCATGCGAACCGCCGCCCTCCTCGCCCTCGTCGTTGCCACCCTCGCCTGCGGATCGGAGCCGCCAGCTTCCTGCGGCGCCCCCGGCCGCGTGATGGCCTGCGCGTGCCCCGGAGGCTCGCAGGGGGCTCAGGAGTGCGGGCCGGGCGGCGCCTGGTCGGTGTGCGCCTGCCCCGACGGCGGGGCGATGGAGGCCGGGGCCGACGCCGGGAGCGATGGGGGTCTCGACGCTGTGGGCCCTGACGCCCCCGATGCGTCGCCGGCGGCCGACGCTGACGTCGGCGGTGGTGGTGACGCGCCGGTCGACCTCGCCCCGGAGGCGCTGGTGTGCCCCGCGGGCTTCGCCGACTGCAACGATCAGCCCGGCTGCGAGACCGACGTCACGACCGTGTTGAACTGCGGGGGGTGCGGGAGGTCCTGCCCGAGCGGCGGTGGCTACCGGTGCTGCCCGATGTCGGAGACGAACCGGTGTCCGCGCGCCGACCAGCCGTGCTCGTAGGTCACTCCTCGAAGCCGACGACGTAGAGGTCCACGGTCGTCGTGGGGTTGCCCGCGTCGGTGTTGCCGAGGGTGATGGAGTAGTCGATGGTGCGCGCGCTGTCGCACTCGCAGTCGAAGACGGCCTGATTCGTGACGCTCGTCGGGCCGTAGACGCGGTGGATGAAGGCGGCGCCCGTGCCGAGGTCGCCGTTCATGCCGTAGGACGCCGTCACCAGGTCGTCCACGTGGTTGCCAGCGGCCGTGACCGCCGAGAGCAGCCGCGCGACGCGGGCGTGCGCCGGGAGGAGCTCGCGCCCCGCGACGCCAGCGCGTGCGAGGATGACGTCCGTCGCGCCGACCGCCGACGTGGTGTTGAGCGCG